TTCCTGTACTGACTTTCAGATTAACGAGCAATTCTACTTTCATCTGATTGACCTCCTGTTATAGGGACGATTAATACTCGTCCAGATCGAAAGCGGTGATCTTGTAAGTCGTGTCCGGATTGTACAGAACGGGAAGACCCTTGTCCTGCACTCTCAGCCACACTCCCTCAGGGTCCCACTCATCCTTCGTGTCCGCGAAGAACCCCCAACGCCGGCTGTTGCCGTATGGAGCTTCCATGAACTCTGCGACCTTGGAACCGCCCTGGGAATCTGCAAACATGAAGAAGACGTTATCCTGGATGAACTTCTTCCGCATAACGACTTTATCCTGACCCCCCACAAATGTTGCTGTGGGATAGGCGCCGACGGTGATGGTACCATTGACTTTATCAACAGCCGTAATGACTTCATCCTCGTAGGTGTTGTACGCCTTCATATTGTAGAAACGGGCTTTCCCGCCAACCTCAAAATCAGATACGTCATCCAGATAGATGGTTGTACTAGTCGTAGTCGTAGTCGTAAGCCACGCCTGAACTTCGTACATTTCATCATAGAGCTGAATAGCACCGACACCGAGCAGATTGCCGATAACCCCAACGGGATTGCTGAAGAGGTCTCCGTTGCCAAAAGCACTCTTCTCCAAGAGAGCCTGAATATTGGCATCGAACATGAGAACCTTCAGCATCTGGGAATTCATCATGCAATGATTCGGTTGAACCATAGCATCATCCGCCAACGTCTGTTTTGCATCGAAAATGTCCTCAACAGGATTTCTTGAGGCACCATCTTTCCAGTTACGATCATCGTCCAGGGTCACAAGGTGACTTGTGGGGATACCGTAAGAGACAGTGAATTTAATTCCACCCTGTTGGATGTACGTGAGTGCCCCTTCAATCAGCATCTGGGACACACACCACTCCCGCCGACGATCACATCTCCATCGGAGTTTCTGGGCCCCTTTCGCTAAGTGTCGTTCAGCCTTCATGTAGGTAGCAGGAGTACCAGGCTCACGAAGGTTGTTGAGGAACTCCTCATCAAAGTACATCTTTTCTTTCCAGAACGCAGCTTTAGCCGAAGCAGCACCTGTTCCATCGATACCGATAGCAGGAGCTACTGAACCAGGAGCTACGAACGGGGTCATACCGCCAGAGCCGTACTCGATTTCCCACTCAATTGTATCCGAATCATACTGACTTGACGGAAACAAATTAGTGAAGAAATTGCTCGGCGGTCTAACGAACTTGGAAATCAGCTTATTCAAGGTGATAAGCTGAAGTGCCGGAATACCCGTAGAACCCTTCATCTCGCCACCTCCCCTATTTCATTATGAAGAAACGTCCGTCAACAACGCCGAGATCCGTAATGGCTGCATCGGTAAGGTTGTACAGACTATTCTTGTAAAGGATACAATTTGATACCACCACCGAAGAGATGGCTCCTAACGCCTCTTCCCCGACACCGGTATCCACATCTTTATCGAGAATGTATGCAGCTTCATTGTTGCCACTGGCACCGGCCATCGTATAGACATACGCCTTCTTCGCCACTGTCACATTCGTAGCAGTAAGAGAAGCCACCGTGATGTTCGCGTATAAAGTAGACGTGGTCCTGTCAATAGCAGAAATCACTCCGCCAGAAATGGGACCTTCGTCCGAATCATTGTCTGCCCACAGAAAATCCCCGACCTCATATTTGTAGGAATCTTCCAAAGACACATAGACGTGGTCCGTAATACTATTCAAAACAATCGGTGAAATCCCAATGGATGAGACACCTCCTAGAACAACATCTCCGGAAAGGGGGACAAACGGCACGAGTTTGCCGTATCCGCCAGCCCCTCCAGTAGAGATATTGATAGCCATTACCGTACCTGCCTTCAGATACCCGTACCCCGCTGAGACCGTCTTATCCAGAATCAAGGCAATATCCCTAACTGAATGGAACAAAGCCTTGATGCCGGGGCCCTCGGGGTACCGATTCATCTGAGGAACGCTACTGCGAATCCCCGTCAAACTCTGCATCGTCATACCTCCTGTTATTGATTATTAAATGGTAAACCGATGTCAACCATTCAATCAGTTAATGAGTTGCCGTCTTCTCTTGACCTACACTCTTCAGCATCCGATCGACCATCACATCGGAATCAACGGAACTATCAGCCGGTCGGCTATAGCCCATACCGAGAACAGATTGCTCTTCCCCTTCAACAGGCGCCCAATCCTTCAATTCGGTGTCGATAGCTGCGGAAAAAGCAGGGATATCCAACTTGTCGTCTTTGACGAACTTGCCGTAATCGATCTGCTTCTTCACTTTCGCATGAAGTCTTTCGGGAATGCTAGCCGCGGCGAGCTTTGCGGAGAAGATGCTGTCTGCGGACAGACGAAGTTCCGTCTCCCTGCGAGTAGCACTTTCCTTCTCCACCTTGAGAAGTCTTGCCGAAATGTCCTTATTGTCATTTGACAACTGGGTCTTATCGGCGGTAAGCTGGGTAATGGTTGTTTCCAACCCTGTCTTCACTACAGCAAAGGCAGCCTCAGCCTCCTGTTTACCGAGAGCAACCACTTCCTCATACAGAGAAAGGAACTCGGCTTTCAACTTTGCCAGATCCATAATAACCTCCTCTTCCTGTTTTTGTTTTAACTGTGTTACTTCCAACTCCATTTCTTCGTCTTCGGCCATGGCTACCGATTTCGTGTTCGCGTCGGCCCCGAAGGTAACGACGGAACCCTCTTTTAATACTGACTCACGCCAGACTGTGCCCGGTCCTTTCATCTTGAAACCATTTACTTCTGTTTCCTCATCCTCTGTAAGACGTTGAATCTTAGAAGGACGAGCATATATAGAAGCCTCATACGGGAAGCCTTGATCCGACAATTTGATAAATTCTGAAGCAAACGGGGTATCTACAAAAGTCATATCCCCAAGAACAATAGCATGTTTATCGTCCACAATGAAAGCACCAAAACCGATCTTCTCCTCAGTCATGTGGTCATTGAGAATTGGTATTTCCTTCTTAGCCATCTTCAGTCCAGAAGTATCGATTGCCAAATCACCCCAATACCAGTGATTCTTGATGATCTTTCCTGAATAAGCAACCATTTTTAATGTTCGGGGTTTTCCTTCTGTGGCGGGGGCTATCTTGGAAAAACTATCGTGATCGGTAAAACTCAGAGCTGATCGGTTCAATTTCAATGTTTCCTTCTTCATGATTGATTCCTCCGAGAATTTACTATTGGCTATCTTGATCGCTTTAGGAGCACAAGTTTTATCCGTTCCACCTTTAGCAAGGCAATCTTTGTAAATACCGTTAGCAACGGCTACCCATTTTTTCTTCTGTTCCGGGGTGAGTCCTTTCCGATGTTTATCAACATCGGCCACCGTCCAAGGCATTTTAGCCTCCTAAAGAAATCAAGTCCATTACATAGTAATGGTTCTTATACAGATTTATTTAAAAAAGGTCAAGAAGAAAATTGTTGGTAAAAATCTGCATCCGATTTCAGTATGGATTTCAATAAGTTACCACCAATATCAACCTTATATTTCCTATTCTCTATATTATGATGGGTTGTCAATCCTTTTCTTCCAGGCATCCCTTTCATACCTACAGTAATATATTTTTCACAGGTGGCCACCAACTTCCTGGCCTTTATTGGAATATTCGCATAAAAATATTCAGCGCCAGCATGTCTATCTGCCCTACGCATAATTCCCAAAGGAATAGGAGGATAAAAAGCAAGTCCTACAGGAAGAACCTTACCACTAGCCACTTTTAAAGAAGCAGTCAACCTAACAAATCTTTCTTTCCTTTGTACTTCCAAAGAACTTTTCCATAGAAAAACATCAATAAGACCTTTGCCACAAAGTTCGTATTCTTTAGAAGCCGAGCGACATATTTCCTGAACTGTAGGAATCACTACTTTCTTAAAAGCCGTCTGAGCAAAAGCCGGTTGTTTTGCCATTCTCTTTTCCATATACTTATGGGTTCCTGGATAGTAGAAAATAAGATTACCAAATCCCACAAGATCCGCTTTATCCAATAAACCACTCATGTACTCAATATAAGTAGGATCATACCAATCATCATCTTCCATAATGATTATCTTATCCCCTTTGACGGTTGCCAACGCTTTCTCAAGATTTAAACATAATGTATGTGTATAATCACTTATTGTCGGCTCCCGTCGAATATACTCAAATCCCTCTATATTCTTTAGAGGTTCTTTCCCGTCATCAACTACAATCCATTGTTTCGGTTTAACAGTCTGATTGTCCATCCATCTTCGCAATAGAACAAATGCTTCCGGACGATCCCCTGTGCAAGTAATAACGGTAATTCCTTCAGTTTTTGATTGTGCAGATATTCTGTCTAAGGGTACGGTAATTCCTTCAGTTTTTGATTGTGCAGATATTCTGTCTAAGGGTGGGGTGGCTCTATGCCCCTTCTTGTCAATTCCTATAAGTCTGGAACTCTCAAAACTCTGCCCAACATGCCCCATATATATACGAGCATTTTCTTCTCCTACCCATTTGACTAAAAACTCCAAACCTACATCTGTGTTGTAATACCGAGCATTTTCATTATGTCCTGTGCCTATTCCATGTCTTCCCTTCAATCCTTTAAACGAACAATGGAGCTTTTTTGCATCTTCTGTATCAGTAATTAAATAACTACCTGAAATTACTGAAGCCCAAAGACGAGCATCAATATAAGGATCTCCTGGTAGACAACTCTCAAAAAGAGGTAGCAACTTTCTGGTAAATCCAGTTTGACAGAAGCTGGCATGTCTATCATTTCCTATACGTCTGTACTTCATTGCTGGTAAATAATAATACCTAGCAAATCTTTCTCCTACAAGATCGTAGTTGTTAAGTAAATTTGACATTGTTTCTACATAAGTTGGTCCATACCAATCGTCGTCTTCCACAATAAGAATTATATCCCCTTTGATGTATGTAAGGGATTTCCTCATGTTCAAAGTCAATGTATGCCCTTCATTCTCTTGTGGAACTCTTCGCACATACTCCAATCCATTTCTCAGATGAACCGGAAGAGGAACTTTACCGTCATCAATTACTAACCATTGATCTGGTTGCTTTGTCTGCTTGAATATCCATTTCCGTGTCAATTCAAAAGCTTCTGGACGATCCCCAGTGGGTGTAATTATTGTTATCATATTTTATCTTTCCCAAACGCCTTCTATTTCAGTTTGGCCTTTCCTTTTGCGAATAACCCTTGTACCAGCTACATCATGTTTTATAAATTCTCTAGGAAAACCTTTCCACGTCCAACCCTGTCCTGAAGAGTGTCCTAATCCACTAAACTCTTTCAGCACTTTATCGGATAAGCCCCTTTTGAATATATCATACATAGTTAAAACACAAGGGGCACCATGATGTATATAAGGATGATACTTCTTATAATTACTAATCTTTACCAATTCAAAGAAAGGATGAAGATAAGGCATCCATCCTTCCTTTAAATGATGAGCATGTGCTCCATAGTTAAAACCATCAAACCCTGTCTTTTCGATATACCCTACTCCAAATGTGTCTTCCTCAAACATGGAAAACATTTCTTTTACTGGAGACTTTAGCATTTCTATGTCTGAATCAAAAAACAGAACATAAGGAGTTTCTGTGTAATATACCCCTGTACACATTCCTCTGCCATGCCCGATATTATATCCTACTTGAACTATCTGATTATTTCCTCTCAATGTTTCTATGTATTTAAAACAAGGATTCGTCACATCCGAACCATCTATAATAATTATCCTCATATCAGGATGAAAAGCCCGAACAGACTCGTAAGCTCTTTTGACAAAATCGTTCGTGTTATAGGTAACCATCACCCCAGTAACATTTTTATTAAGGTTGTCCATGACTAATCCGAGTTGTTTTAGAATAAAGTTTGTCTTGCCAATATATTTTAGGTTTTTCCATAAAAACACTATTTATAAAAAGGAAATCCCCTACCTGGGAATCTGAAAATCTTTCAATATATTTTTGCCATAAATCATTTCTGACAACTACATTAGAAGTTCCAACATGGTTTTGATGAAGTCTTTCTCTCTTCCACACCACTGATGTAGGATACAATTCCTCATTTATCAACATACGAACAAAAATCAGTCCAGGTGAATGTTCGGCAACAATCCCTTTCATATCTCCTACAAATTCATCCGATGTAAATATATCGTCATCATCCAACATAAAAACATATTCACCCCTTACTCTGTCTTTGTTACTGTAGAATAGACGGTTAGCCTTTGCAGAACCTATCCCTACCATATCTTTTATAATCACATGATCAAAGTCTTGATCTTTTTGCATTGACACACTGGCACAGCAGTTTTTAAACATCTCCTCTCGTTTGTAATAATTTCTTGTCACAATAGATATGAACGGACGAAGCTCTGCAGGCAGGACATATTCATATGGCGGAGGTATCGTTTTGCTCTTATCATGATTTTCATTCTCGGCTCTTGCCTCTGAATGAAGGTGATATACTTTTATTGTCTTAGAAGGATTAGTAACCATATATCCTGTTTGCTTCAATTCATAAGCAATACGATTATCACAACCCAATCTTCCTGATTCAAATGGGGCGTTTACTTTCACAACTCCTTTGAATATCCAAACATCCTGACTATCCTGCCGATTAAAGAAAATGCTGTTTCCATCTACAACATCCCACCGAGTAAGAGCATAGCAGTCGGCTTCTTTAAGGAACTTCAGATAGTCCAAAGTTTTATCAAAATAAATGTCGGAATTAGCCATAATACTTATATCTGGCTTTGATTCATTCATAACCTTAAAGAAGGAATTGTAGGTAGCTCTAGAACCTCTTATTCCTATAATCTTCTTATGAACAGGAAAATCTTTATCATCATCACAAAGAAGATATATTTTATCAATTATAGGATTTTCAAGATTGATACGAAGGCAGGTCTCATTCTCTGTATTTCTCTCCACAGCTTTTGCCTTGTACCAATTTGTGTAAAGATATACCCTCATAAATAAAACCTCAGTGTAGTATAAAGATCGGCTTTCTTATTTCTTGCTACATTCGTTGGATGTATTAAAGGAAAAACCATTTGCTCCCTTTTTACATTTGCCATAATATTATTTCCTGAACAGTGAGTGGAGTCTTCCCCAAATCCTATATTAGATACAAGATTGACCGAGGGAAGAACCGTTAGCATTTTTTTCCTCCATAAAAAATGACTGAGCTGATAATCCCATGCCCCAATATCTCCTGCACACATTCTATCCAATGTAGAAGTCCAAAAAGGTATTTCTCTTGGATCATCTAATAACTCCCCAATCCAATCTGTATTTCGGACAGAAGGCCAATCTTTCAATGTTATATCAAATTGTTTCCACACTCGTCTCCAACTAGCCCATCCCCATCCGTGCAAATATTTAGAATAGTAATAACTATCCGAAGTTTTATTCTTACCAAATTGAAAATTATCACCACTGATTGTCCCTATTCTATTATCATTCCTATACTTCTCTAAAAGTTCTGCACAGTACGGGAAAAAAGAAGGGTCGGGAATATCATCATCCTCTAAAATAATCCCCTCCCCTACATGACTAAAAAACCAAGAGATTGCCGTATAGCCTCCCCACTTTCCTCCCAAGTTTGCATTTTGATATAACAACTGAAGATCACATTCCCAATCTATTTGGGAAATAACATCCCGTACAGAAACACACTTAGCAACTTCTCCAACAATTCCCTTCTGCGGTCCATCCGCAGCAACAAACAGATGTCTTGGTTTTATCCTTTTAATTTCATTAAATACCAACTGAGTGAGTTCTGGTCTTCTGTAGACCATAAAAAGAATAGGCGTTTGAAACAAAGCCTGCTCTGTTGTTGGGGCCGATGTCGGTAATTTGATTGCAGGCACATTCCCAAAAAGGATATTATAAAGAAAGTGCCGAGTACGATCAAAACTGATCATTTCTCCGCTTTGTCCTACCTGTTTAGCCCATTGTCCTAATTGAGCATTAGAAACTTCTGGGGGAGGTAGCACCCCATCACTTTCACACCAAAACTTATCTATATTTAGATTTTTCTTTCGCATATCATTATAGATATCAGTTCCCGGTAGAATATAAAGAACAGACGGGGCTGGAGAATCAGTTAATGGTATAGTATTCAAGAAAGCAACTGTCTCCTTTATCGTTTCATTACTTTCTCCAGGATTTCCCACCATTGTAAAAGCACCAACAGAAATAATTCCTATGTGCTTTCGGCACAGTTCATAAGCCTTCTTGATTTGCTCTTGAGTGATCTTCTTATTGATCCGTTCTAGCATCTGTTTTGAACCAGACTCAATCCCCCAACAAATATGTCTACATCCAGATTCAACCATCCTATCAATCATCTCTTCAGAAACCGGATGTACACGACAAACACATTCCCACTGAATATCTAACTTCCTTCGCAATATTTCATCGCATATATCCAATACTCTATTTATACTGACATTAAAAGTATCGTCGTGGAACATGATCTTCTTAACTCGGTACTTCTGCATCATAATTTCTATTTCATCCACAACTCTTCTGGGTGAATTAGTACGGACCTTCTGTCCCCAAAAACTGCCTGTAGAGCAAAAATAACAATGCGCTGGACATCCTCTAGAAGTTATAACAAACCCCAATCCACTCTCCCGCATAATATCCCCAGCATAAGAAAAATCAGGAATAAGCAAATCATCCAAAATACCAATAACTGATCGTGGTTTTGTAGTAACTATCTTAGATCCTTCCAAATAAACAAGCCCATCCACATTGATCGGAGACTCCCCTTTATCAATTGAATTACATAACTCTCTCAGGGTGTTTTCCCCTTCCCCAATAACAACATAATCTGCCTTATAATTTAAAATAGCTTGTTCTGGAAAGAAGGACACATGCACTCCTCCTAAGATAATCTTTATATCCGGATAATTACTTTTTATCCATTGACTTATCTTTCTTACATTGCCCCGATTAAAAGAAGAACAAGTTAGACCGACAATCTCTGGTTTAAAATCAGAGATAATATCTGGCAATTGCTGAAGGGCATGTTCCATCAATTGATAATGTACTGCTTTAGCCATTCGATCCTGACGTATAGCAGCCAACAAATACCCGATACCCAAAGGGAATATAGGACCGTAGCCTATTTCTAATCCGGGAAGATATATGAGTAATACCTTGGACTTCATAAAGACGCCCCCACTAAAAATATATCATTCGGAAAAGCCCCCTTAACCGAAGATAATATAGTTATTCCAACTGTACGAAACAATAATTTTACGGACTTTTCCATGAAAATAAAAACGTGCTCATCCGCTTGAAAATGAGGAAAGCCTAAACCTTCATTTCTGTAACAAGGCGTTTGTATCATTACATATACTCCAAGAGATTTCATTTTCTCCAACGCTTTAATAGGATCCGGAAAATGCTCTAACACATCAAAACCACACACAATATCAAAGGGCCAATTTATTTGTATATTAGGGAACTCCCCACATAGCATAGCCACACCAAAGGTCTTTCTTGCAAAGGAGCAGGTTTCTTCCGATATTTCTACTCCTACACATCTGGTAAACCCATTATCTTTACAGTGTCGTAGAAATCCCCCATGAGCCGATCCTACTTCTAGTATAGAAGTCAACTTTGGTAGAGTTTTCAACTGATTCCACCAGAATGGTATTCTATCCCCAAAATCATCTTTTGCCCGTTGCTCAATCGGAGGAAAACCAAACTTCTTTGTCTGCCTATCATGCCAATATGTATCAAAGGTGTAAAAGTCCTTCTCTATACCTTTTTTTGATACGAATGTATCACAAGAGGCACACTGTAGATAGTCTGGATGAAACCCTCGTAAATTCTCTTCCCCGCACCAACATTTCATTTGAATCCCTCCACATAGATGGTCTCATGATCTCTCGCCTTCATATCTAGCCCTTCTCTAAAAGGCCTAAGTTTCACTTCTTTAAAACCAATGGAAGCTATGATCAAAGGTAAATTTTCCTCATCAAATAAAAACTGATGGTGGCCATCTAGATAAGCAAAATAATTGATGAAATCTATCTTTGAATAGAAATGGTAAGCAGGAAGATACAAATCCGTATCCGGTATCTTGAACAGCTCTGGTTTCAGATATGCTTCTATATAGATTCTAGCATTGGGCACAGCCGCCTCAAACAAACCACCAGATTTCAATACTCGACGGCACTCATGAAGCAGCTTTATCATATTGGTATAAGGAAAATGCTCTAGTAAATGGGAAGAATAAATCCTATCAACAGAGCCCTCTGCAAAAGGGAGAAGATTATTTAAATCACGACAAATATCACTTCTTGGATCTTTGTCTATAGTAATCCACCCTTCCCTCCTTTCAAAAGCTCCTAATTCTACTTTCATACAAACCTCCAATTATTAATCAGAATTGTTCTATCCTCTTGAGCAGGAACCTTTGCTGTTGCGTAATAGAACTTCTTAGTAGAATGCAGATCTGGAATGACATCCACAAAATTACACAGGCTGCTATCTATACAGTGTATTTCTTCGGCTTTCAAAAGAACGGTATACCAGTCAAAGATATTAAAGTCATCTATCGGCCCGAATAAAACTTTTGAAAGCGGTGTACCTATAAAATTTTGAGAGTCCCACGTATTCTCATGAACTACTGCATATCTATCTCCGTATCTTGCTATGATCTTGTCATATAAAGCAAGTTCCTTCTCATTATTCCTATTCCACACTAAGTTCCAACGATAGCTTATCGGAACTTGCGCCAAATGATATTTCATAGATACAAAACTCTGCCAAGTGAGTCTAGACGCCATCCACAATTTATGTAAAACAGTATCCGTATTCAAACCAAAACTAAGATCAATAATCCTTTCATATTCAGAGTCTTCCACATCTACGGGACGTACATAATCTATATTTCGGAACAAAGGGTGGTACTCTTTTGGGCACAACCACTCCACTTTGTAATTGTACGGTTTTTTCGTGTACCAAAAAGCTATAGGCAAACAGATCAATATATCTCCATGTCTGCCTGGTTGATTTATAAGTAATTTCATCCTATTCTCCTATGCACCATAAATAAATGAGAATTTGGACATGTCTTAGTATAAGAATCCTTTATTCCTTTAACTTCTGTAGATGAATAAGTACAAACCCAACCACACCTACGAAATAAATTAAGCCACCAACTAGAATCCTCACAAATGACATGAGTGATGTCCTTATTATTTGATGGAGCCACATATTTACCGCAAGAACCTAAAGGGACTATCGTGAACAGTTGTTCCACATTGAATACTTCCAATAAATAAATAAGTTCTTTTTCCGATATATGCTCTAATACATCTTTACAAACGCCATACTTAAAAGGAGACTTGCTTTCTTTCCAATCTGCTAATAGAGTCCTTGTCTTTACCAGATATGGTTTTGCTTCTTCATCTGCATGAGAAAGAGCGTATTCACTGACATCCGACCCCCAAGCATCCCTACGTAACATACGCAAAGCCCGAACAAGGTACGCTTTTGCACAACCAAAATCTATAATTGTTTCATTTGGTTTTATATGCAGAAAATCAATGATGGACATCGCTAATGGAAACGTGAGTTCGGGAATCCATCTGTAATTCTGATAATTACTCAAGCCCGTTTCTACACCAGATTCATAATAATCCCGGTCGTAAATCATAAGAAATTTTCCATTTCTGGATTGATAAGTGATTCTACTAAACTATTCTGTGTACCAAAAACACAGTTGGTACAGTTCTTACTATCATATGGTTTTGCCTTTTTCATGCAAGATTCGATGAAATCTTCCGTAGTCATCCATCTGAATTTCTTATGAAAAGATCGATCTGCCGATTCATTAAGAACTATAGAACTGCACCTATATACATACCCATCATGAAGAATAAATGGTTTAAAGTACCCCCACCAACATCTTTCAGGCCTTGAAAAAACCTTCTCTTGATAAAAGAAAGGAGGACCATAATTAGCCACCATTCGGGAAAGACGAATATTAACGTATTTCAACTCGGTTTCGGAGACCTGACAATTGGGAACAATCCTTATATACTTTGGATGATATAAATCCGAATAATTCTTGAGTTTATTCCAAGTGCTATTGGTTGTTTTCTCATTGACAACGTAGCTAAATCCGAGAACTCCTTTATAATCTGTGGGTATTTCAATATCAGAAACATAATCCAATGAATTTAAAGAAATCCTGATCCAGTCTAAGAAGTCAACATAACTACCAACTTTACTAACGAGATCAATTCCATTAGTAATAAACCCTTGTTTAAAACCAAGAGTATTGGCTCGACGGATCACATTTTTAATGAAAGGATATTGTGTAGGGTCACCACCACCAGTCCATTCCACTGATTTCGATCCTGATCTTGCCATTTCACATAAAAAAATATGGATACGGGTATTATCCAAATCTTCATGTTTCCGCCTATTTACATTGGAACAAAAGACGCACTTGAGATTGCACCTACTTGTAGGTGCAATCTGTAAAGAGATTGGTTTAATCTTTCCAGTATCTTGGAAGAACTTTAGATAATCAAGGTGACGTAGGATCTTCTTCCCTGTTGATGTATACACAGACATTTTGAATTCCTCCAATTGAACTACTTTACTGGTTTTGGTATCTTTTTCTTCTTCACTACTGGAACAACTTCTCCTGGTTTCGGTTTAATCGGTTGACCATCAGCCCCTACTTTCTGTTTGGGTTCCGCTTGCTGTCCAGCGGCATCAACAGGTGGCTGTAATTCAGGGAATCTATCCTCTTCAGTAGCCTGTTCCAATCTCAGACGACGATAGTTACCAAAGCCGACCTTCCTAGCAATCTCCTTATTCGGGATACCAAGAACGTCATAAACCGATCCATGCTTCACTCCTAAGTAAGCGCGAGCACGGGTCTCCGCATCAGTGACCTCCGAAGTCGGAAAGGTTATGTCAATCAGTTGTTCTGGTTTTACATCTATATCCTTAAACACAGGCTTCTTTCCTTTAAAATCAACAGCCGTTCTTACAGAGAATTTTTCTGGGAAATCTGATACTTTACTCATAAGGAAGAAAACAGCCCGATAAAAATCATACCGTAGAAACCGTTCATAATATGCAATTTCATCCATGATACGATCAGACATGGGCCCACGAGACGCTTTTACCGAAGCAAACGTGCCTTTCGATTGTCCTGTAGACACGTCTTCCGGTTCGTTAAGCCCCCCGGTGACCATATGCAGAATGTCCGTATCAGCATCACTAATAGAAGGGAGTTTTGGATTCTGTGCCGTTATAGTCATACCGGGAGGCAGAACGAGTGTACTACCAGGTGTCTTCTTGGCCATAATACCTGTCTTACGTCTTTCCTCGTCAGTCAGACTAAGCCAAGTACGGAATGCTTTCGGGTCTTCGATAGCAACAACCCATAAATAGGCTCCTGCTGATTTCTTGTGGTCTATCTCATATTTCTTAAGGTTTTCATAATGATTTAGCCATTCTACAACTGTCCGAAGATAAGAGATATTCCTCCTAGTCACAAAAGACCGATCCCAAGAAACAATAAACCTTTGAAATCCGCCCATATCATTGAATGTATTCTTACTGTTTCTGGAATCTTTGGTCTGCTCCTCCTTATACCCTGCACATTTCTTAGCCACTTTGTGCAAGTCGGGATAGTAAGCCATATATATGGAAGGGACAAGGGTGATATTACTCGCAGACGAATACTTGCTAGAATCAGTCATGGTTACAAAATAGAATAACGGGAAGGTTGTTTTTGTAGGATGATAGATAATACCATCTTCCCCACCCCCTGTTATAGACGAAGGATCAAGAAAATCAACTTCAACAAACCCATCAGGATGGACTGTGAGCATCAGGAAAAGTTCTCCTTCGATAAAAGCTCTTCCAACAAACTTCGTCCAGTTTGAGTACAACCGATTTCTCGGATCTCGTTCAATCAACTCGATTTTCTCTTGAATTTCAAAGATTTCCGAAGAAATCTCAAAACCAAGACCCGTTAAACGACCAACTTGTCCTCGAATTGCTGTACCAACAAAGGGGCTTTTATTGAACTTGTCCCAACATACCTTTTGCAAATTTGCTCGGTCTTCTAAAGGATTAACTCCTCCTACTGCAAAACCATCAGCATCTTTTGTTTCGTCTCCGGATATGTCTTCTTGCCACGGCATGGTCATCCTTATAGCCATAAGCTCGTCATCATCCAATTTACTTAAAGCAGACGTTATTTTGTCAATTTTCTCGATTTTCATAAAATTTCCTCGAAAAAGGATTTTACTTCAATGTTAAAAAGTCTAATCTGGACAAAAGATTCTTTACAAATGCCCCAAAAGATCCCACTACCGAATGTTCCGCCGTTCCCTCATCCCACACAGCTTTTGAAATAGTTGACATACCAATTAAACCTGTTACGTCAACTTCAGTCGTTCCCGTACTATTATTTACACATATTCCCACACCCTTGACCAATATTGTTCCATCTTCTACCGATGAATCTACTATCAACCTACCTGCCGCCAAGTAAACACTGATGTTTGCTGCATGATCCAAATCCATTAAAGTCAGACCACCACTATATTGATTGAAACTCACACTGGTAGCCGTTCCTACTCGAATTATTGGAGTCGCGGCACCAGGGAACCCGTCCACACAATTAATAAACATGGTTGACCCCACTGCATGAAGAGAAATATCCCCTTTTAAAACCGAATCTTTAATTTCTCCACTGAGATTTGTTAGGCCCAGGAGTTCATATCCAAGTTGGCAGTCAATAACCGTAAGGTTACAATCTTCCCCCATCCCGCCGGAAAGAGTGGCCTTTTCAAGTTGAGTTCCTTCACACATACAGGCGTCGAAGGCAAGATGGGTCAAGGATTTACTTTCTCCTATAAATATCAATCCTCCCATCGCCTCTCCCGTAATGAATGCGTAATCTCCTATAATAAAAAACTTCTTAAAACCTCTGGACAAGGCTATTTCTTTTGCCTGGGCAAAATTACTCGACGGTGTTTCCGCCGTCCCTATCGGATATGCTGTTCCAGGAATCCCATTTACCACATCTATCGTTACACCGCCATTGAAAGAAGAATACTGAATTGCTGACATTTCCTGTAAGGTGGTTGATGAAGATGCCGTTATAGTAGCCATAACATTATCTGAATATGCCAACGGATACATTGTAGCTCCATTTATATCAACAGCAACCAAATTTCCACCGGACACCTTGCATATTGTCGGAGTAAGTCTTGCCTCGAACATGACTTTGGCATTTTCTAATTTAGCAGTGATTCCTACCATAACAGAACCACCTAAATCTTCTTTTCCGGAAGCAGATAGTAATCTGGGATAACTCATATTTACCTGAGTAGCTTCCCATATACGAATTTGAGTTACCAGCGACTGAATGTCAATTTCTGGGCCATCAGTCGCTGGTATTGTAATGATTCTTGGACTAACTATTGGGTTGACCTGGATCGACATTACTCCCCCTGTTATACTCTTCCCATTCTCTTATGTAAGATTGAAGCTCATCCATCCGAGTTTCCTCTTTGGTTATGCCTTGCCGAAAAGCCAAAATATTAGTCTGACACTGCATCACAGCCGTCCGAAGAGGTCCTAACTCATATTGCGGTTTTTTCATCATTCCTCCTTATAAGGCAATACCGTCAGTTGTTCTGGTTGCGTTAACCGTCACTCCGGCGTCAGGGATTGAGGTATCCTGCGACCAAGGAACAATAGCATTTGGGGATGCCGCGTAATGCCGAACAACCGTTCGGATATAGACTGTTGAAGGAGGACTCAAAACCTTAATGACAACATTTTGAATCGTGTCACTTCCCGCCACATCGTCAATGATGGGAATATAAACTTTGTCCCCACTTTCACACTGTGTCCCCAACGTACCAACAAGAGTAAATGTTTTGTTTACCCATGAAGTGTATTCAGCCAGAACTTCCAGACCATCGGCTGCGCGGACCACTCTTAAATAACCCGCGGACGGAGGATCAATTCCCGACCATCCAGCTATGATGTTTTCATTCACCACAACGGTCGTTACATTCGCAAGATGCTGACCATCTAAAGAATACGTGTCTTTTTCGATGTCTCCCCCACTGGACGAAAGCATGAACATTCCAACAGTATCTCCAGATGAAAGCGCCACTACCTTGCAAGGCACAGCGTTAGGCGGATTTACCGTTGTTCCGTCTGACGAGATAAGTTGGAACAACTGTGCATCATCTCCATGATAACCCTCAATCCATACACCTTTTGCCCCGAAGAGCTTCCCACCAGCAAATGTCCCGAATGGGGAAACTTTCACAGGGGCATAAGCTGAATCGGCTGCAATATATTCTTCCCCGTTATCAGCAGGGTCAAATAACTGAACAATACTGCCTTCTCGACAAACGTACTTACAGGCTTCATATACTTCGGCAACATGAGCGCCGTCGCAATCAATCACCACATCATAGTTCTTTGTCACTCCTCCAAGAGTTTTAGAATATGGTGCTCCATCAAAAGCAAAAGTAATCGTGTAAGTTGTGCCGTCAAGATAATCCTCAACAGTTGCCGCTGAAGACGTGTTGTTAAGATCAAGAGCGGTTGCAAGAGGAACGGCTTGACGACCTGCCGTAAGAGTAATTGGAAAATGGTCATACAAAGCAGCATCACCCGCAGCAGGATAGTAACGACAAAACACGATGATGTTGCCGGAGTCTATTGTTACACCAAGTTCCTTGACCTTGATCAAAACGTCGAATGCGTCAATCCCTGTCGCCCACCATGCAGTCAATTTTACACTATTTTGGACAACGTAGATAGTGTCGTCTTCACTGGTCAAAGTACCCAGTGTGTAGACATTGACATAGAGATTTTCGCCAGTAGTAGAAACCACCGTCTGATCCCCCAAATCGTGGTTTCCCCCACCAGTGTCGATAAATACATTCTGGGCGGCATTCTGGAAAGTATCTCCAGCGGCATCACACCTTACCCACAAAGTCTTTCTTGCAGCATTATAGGCAAGCAATATTCCCGAATTGGAACCTTCAACAACATTTTTACCTATATCCGACGCTTGCACAGCGGAAGCATCGGTCACGGTTACAAGTCTGATTCCCGTAGGATTTGTCGGGTGCGTCCAACCGACCGTTTCAATAGCACCATCGTTGAGCCACTTAACAGTCTCGTCGTCAATGAACCAACCATTAATCAGAGTAAAAGCATTCGGCGTCTGAGCTGTCATTGGAACAGGAATCGACATATTTGCCTGATTGTCTGCCCAATTCATTAAAAGAGTGTACAACTCTTTTGTCGCATAACCTGGATTGGTCAGGTAGTAAATATCGGTTGCAACCTGACCCGCGATGGATGCACAGGTAATCGTTTTAGTCGCCTGGTCATAATTAGTGACCAGGCCCGAAAGACCTCTGGTTACATTGTGGACGGTGTATCCATTGTAAAAATCATCCACGTTGCTGATTAACGCCGCATCAACAAGAGTCGTTGCATTTGTAGTTGCATCGGCAGTGTTAGTACCGGATACTGGTTCCCTGCACACATAGGGAGCGGCTTGGTAAATCCGTTTGTTTACACCATCAATCAAAAGATCAGTTGCTATTTCCATTTTTTGTTCCTCCTCAAATCTGTAATGGGTCTACTGTTAAGGTAACCGGGAGCGTTATAGCCGCACTTTCTATATCAACGATTTGTTGAAACATGAAGTATCCATACTTTCGTACTCTCCATGTTGCATTTGCCACTGGCCCTGCTGTATGTTGGACTGATGCCTCACCACTTCCATCAGTAACATCATCCAAGATAAACGCGGACTGGTTATTGTCATCAATGTAACATCTAACTCCGACCATCGGATTGCCAGCTTCGTCCTTAACTGAGATCATCAAAGTAATAGAACTTGGAAACGTAGTCGAAGCATCGGTTCCATTTTTTACTGTTGGTTCAGTAGTTCCTACCAGAGTTATGGCAATCGCTTTTCCGCTGTTATTATAAATCGCAGCATTAGTAGAACCAGCAGCTCCATAACCAGTAAAAGTCATGTTTGTGAGAGTTATAGCCGAGGGACAGTTTGGTCCTAATTCTATAGCATGACCCGTTCCACCAGAAGAAAACAAAGTACCTGCGAGCAAAGCACTTGTATTGCTGGCTATGTTCCAATTTAATGCAACTGCCACTGTTGCAGAAATAAAACCGCAATCCTTTATATAACCCCCTCCAGCAGTGACTAATCCAATTTGAGATATGAATAATGAGTTTTTCACAGACGATGTGCCGAGCGTCATAACCCCGCAACCCTGAAAGGTATTACTGAAATACTCATTCGCCGTATTAACACCCAGAACTATCGTCCCCTTGATATCCTTAAATGTGGTTCCATACATCTTGGTTACAGAACTGGCATGATTCCCAGAATACAGAGTCATGGATATAATAGAGTTTGGATCTCCAATAAACACACTGCCGGAACGACCGGCCTCTGTACCGACTATGACGCCATCAGTAAATATTGTTGAATACACAGAGGAATCTTGCATGACCAAAGTATTGGCGGTGTCAGGATACGAAGTCACCCAGGCACTGCTATAGTAATACTCAGACATGCCAAACTGAAGCACTTTACTGGCGGTAGAAATTGCAGTATTCACAGAAGCGGACGTTGCCGTAGTGCCTATCCATATTCCCCCGTAAATATAGTAAATTCCTTCTCGTTCTTGCAGAACACCCCAGGCTCTATTGGTAAAGTCATTGCAATAAGCCACAGCCTCAGCCCAACCGCCGGAACTTGTGCCTGTTATTCTTAGTCCCTTGCCAACGGCAAATTGGGAAAACCAGATGGAGTCAGCTCTAACCGAAACATCCGTATCTATGAGGGTCCCGATGTATCTTATATTGTTTTTATCATAGCTTCCGGTATCCGCCACAGATCCGAGTTTAGCGGGATCAATGACGAATAGTTTCCACCCTCCAGACCATCCATTCGCATCTGTTTTGTTGGCTATCAAATAATCTCTAAGAGTAGTATTATTTGCCCCACCTATTCGGATCATAAAGCTATTGCCAGTCTTGAAAGCACCCTTTGCAGAGATATTTATCCACAAATAAAGAAACTGACCTGCATAAGTGGTGCTAAAATTCATAGCGGTTACTCTATCAAAATAACTATATCCTAATTTAGAAGCATATTGATTTCCAATAGACATAGCGCCACGAAGATACACGTCAGGGTTGGTACCAATAGAACCAGCGCCGAGTTCACCCCAGTCGCCTGTGCCGAGACCGCCCGTGTCGTTGACCATCAGATCAGCGTTGGCTATTACTCCTAAACCTTCGTAAATTATCGTTAAAGCCATTTACGAATACTCCAACGTAAGTCGATCAACCCATTTATTTACAAACTCTGGATTTCCTCCAGCCCAAGTTTTTACCGTTACCCCAGTAAAATCTGCTTTGTAGATCCTCCACACAGTTTCACCTTCCTCTGAATCAAATTCAGCTTCCCCCACATAGATTATATTATCTTCGGATGTGGAATCAAGCAACCTCAAATAAACACCTTCTCCAGTACCTGTTCCATCTTCTCCAGGGGGTCCTTGAGGACCTGTCTCAATAGATTCAATAACAGTCACATCTTCCTCAGTAGAAATGACTTCTACCGTTGGATCCGACTCTATTACAATAACTTCAACAGAGGTATCGACATCTATCGCTATCTGTTCTGGTACATTCTCCGTAGAAATAATAACATTTACTTCCGCCTCCGATTCCACAATGATTGTGGTATCCTTTTCTACATAAAGGATGTTAGCATCTATATCAACCATCTCGCGTCACCGCAGCAATAATGGCAGCTACCCCATACACCTGTAACAAAGCCTCTCCGGATGGACTATACAAAAACAAATCGTAAACACCCGAAATGTCTTTGTGGGAGGAACACAAATCTTTGGTATCCTCATCTTTGATATATACTCGCCATTTCCCCACATCATCAGGATCATGTTCCTCATATTCATCATTGTAGAAGTAAATTCCTGTATTACAATCGGGGGACCAAGCTGCCAACACAGAATCAACAATCAGAAGGGGGGAAACATCTTTGATCTTAGCCCTGACTTGCATATGGGCTGTGTACCCTGTCAGATCAACAGGAAGGGAAGGAGTTCCTGTTTTCCATTGGAAAGTTTTATTGAAAGTTCCACCTTCAATAATGGTAATAGGAATATTGGCCCGAATACACGACATATTTACCTCCTTTTACCTTTTTCCGAGAAAATCGATGATTTTTTACAAAAAAATCTGGATTTCCTTTAAATTTTCTACCAAAATACATTAAAAAGGACCAAAAGTCAAGTAATTTTTGAAGGAAAACAGAAATTAATAGGCACCTAGAGGTATAGATTCCCTTAACATAGTTCCAAACCAAGTCTCTGACCGACGCTCTTTAAAATCGTTCACCCCAATTTCCCGTCCTCCATAAATACACCAAGTAAGACTGAATAAGCAGTCATCCTGAACTCCACCCCGTTCATTCTTTTCTGGGGAACCAAACCAATGCTTATCAGGATCGTGGTAGAAAATAGCAGCCTCTTCTCTCAAGATGTCCGTTTCTTTACTTCCCCAGACACCAAGAGAGGGACACTTTAACCGACAGCCTGTTGTTGTAAGATATAATTCACTGAATGCCGCTTTCTGTTTATCATAAGTGGGGAAGACAGCTTCAAAAGGTATCGCTTGTCCTTCACACCAAGGAACCAAATCCCATATACCCCACCGTTCCCCACATAGTTTATCGAGCCCACCAAATTCTTCATTGACGGCAAGGATGAGGGTTTTCAAATCTTCCAAACTGTGATTCTCAACATTGACTATATGAAGCACTACATAAATATAACTGGGGACATGACTTTCATCAATAAGAAATGGACGGGAACCGCTTCCAGGCAGTCCTTTAGCAACACAAGTAAACATCGTCCGCGCCCCACGATTTGTTACTTTCATAGGATCTGCACGGTCTATTCCAGCAAGTACAGCCCACTTTGTGTCAAGAGCACTTCCCAACCCTTCCAAATCATCAAGGGTAGCCATTACAGGAAACCCGCCCTCATCTCTTAGTCTATAATACTTTTCTAGAGGAATCAGACGTTTCTCCAAAACAGCCATTTCACTTTTCTCAGGATCAAAGTTTCGGATGATGTTTCTGTTCTCAATCAAGGACTTCATATTGGCAGCTATCCGAATCTTCTTATCCACCACCTTCATCAATTCTGCCGCATTTCCAGGAGTCCCATCTACTCCTAGATATTGCATAGCCATAATAGCTTCTTCAGAGAATATCCTCGTAGTAGCGGAACTCCACGTATTCTTGAAGTACCGATCAAAATCACCAAGAGGAAACTTAGACTTATAACTGTCCAACTGCTGTTGATCCATATTGGGATTCCAATAGTCTTCGGAACTTCCTTCCCTGCTATTTCTATAACTGAAGTAGATAGTAGGATCTTTGCCTTTGACAAAGGTTTCAAACAGTTGGTATAGAATATGAGTTTTGGTAGAAACAGTAGAATCAATAACGCCGAAAGCATTTGGAATATTACGAATAGAACCGTCAAGCTGGACAAAGAATTTCGGATTCTTCATATCGAAGATTTCCGAGAATGTGTATCCGGTGATGTTAGATACAATTCCTGAGAACGAAGAAATTGCTCTTATAACAGAAACATCATTCCCGTTCGTATCTGTCAGTTTTATCTTCTTTTCCTGAATATTTCGCTTGCCCACCGTCTTTAAAAGATTAGGGCTGTTGATGATGATGTCTTTCATGATATCGAAGTGGACAAACGTGATTTGTTCTTTTGAGTTTGCCCCGAGGACTATCTGCTGTTTCGACCAATTAAAGAACTTCCATAACTGCACAAGACAAGCAAGCAAAGATTTCCCTTCCCCACGCATCCAGCAGAACACAATCAGACGATGGATGAACTCTCCATTGACCATTCGCAATGCTTGCCTGACCACTTCCTTCTGAGCTTCCCATATTGTCTGATATGATCGACCTGTGCGAGGATTCTCCTCAGACGGTAAATCCTTTATCGGGCACCACGATGCCATCACAGCCCCAACTGGATAGATGGGTATGCAGACATTATCCTCACACCATTTGATAAACCCTTCGGGACCATCCCGATAATCTTCAGGTTCATAGACAGTGTAAGGTTCAAGAGATTCTAACCCAATACGGTAAACACTCTCAGCATTGAATAAGGATTTCGTTGGTCGTTTGATTATCTTATGCTTCCTAACATCATTTGGCATTATTTATTTCCCCAATTTGTAGACGCCCTGCGCAGATGTCCATTCATCCCAATAAAAAACCGTTTCCTAGCCCCGGGAAAGATAAGCAGAATAATCACCAACAGAATAAGGAATATCACGATGCGATTCCTTCTGGGCATTCCGTTTTCTCGATTAGTTCATGGACGATGGTGTTATAATCCTCTTTCTCAGAAAACTCCCCACCGAAAGAACTTTTGATCACCTGATACTCCTTGCCCCCAAGCGTGTGAGGACCAAGCACATTTATTTCAACTATCATCGCACAATCCCTTTCCTAGAAATATTATGTTCAGATATCCTTTTGTAATAAGTCGGATCTCCCCGTTCATTATCAATGACGGGAGTGCCATCCTCTTTAGTCCGACTGCCAGAAGGATCAATCTTACCTCCAAACGTAAAGGATAAATCCAAATCCTTCCACATCGTATAAATCGTTTTCAACGTATCACGGATTTCCCGATAAACAGGATGCGCCTGTATAACCCCTTTTTCCGTAGTATACATGGGGGAATCCAACGACATCTCAACCATCTGCATCTTAACAAGACTGATATACAAAGGTACTATCTGCATCCCAATCTTAAACAACATGGCTTTATCCAAATACCGATAGGTATCTAGGATTGCGCCATACAGAGCTTCTAGATACTGCATCTGCACAGAACATTTCCCTGTCTTACTGTAAACACATTTATCGGATACGACACAACGGAGAGGATCGCAATCAGAAACACCATCCCAAGCAAATAAGGAAACATCTTTGCGGACTAAACCTTTATCCAGAGTAAGATCGCCTACATTCTGCATAATTGAATACCTCCTTCTGTGCCATTATAAATAACAGAGTATGAAGAAGATGTCAAGAATATATCAAAAGAAAGGCTGCCGATGGTTCTACCAAGGTATAAAAGATAATATAGAACGTGCGCGTGTAGAGTATAGAACAGAGAATAGTAATCCAGTGGAAATCAAGTCCTTATATTTTACTGGGTCGGAAAATTTTAGAAACCAAGAAACAGGATTCTGAAATTATAGTAATGAATCCATGGAAATGAAGTCCTTGTATTATATTGGAAGAAAAATGCGGTAGAGAGATTGTGTGAGTACAATAGAAAGAAGTCCTTTATCCATAACTGGCCAAAAAAATGCGGGAGGGAAATTTATATTATAGAAGTATAGAATGAATCCAATGGAAAACAGGTCTGTATATCTAACTGGGAGAAAAAATGCGGGAGGGACCTACCCGTCTCTTTTTAAAAATGTCTCTGAGATAGAGTGTGACGTACTTGTTATCATATTATAGCTACTCAAGAGCTACAATCAATTATTCAATGAATGTGATAGCAGATATCGAATTGAAACAAAAAAACGAGCTACAATGTACTGTAGCTCGTTATTTGTGCGTGTTTATGCACGCGCAATGATGCTTATGTGTCTTTTTGCTATCGCTGTAACTCTATCTTTCTTGATATGTCTCTTCACACGCTTAATCGCATAGTCGAGTGAAGTAAACATGTTTCTTGATAAGAGTACGTTAGCGATATCACTAACGTTCTTGTCGTTCTTGCACATGACGTCGATGATTTGATTTTGTTTTGTGCAATGTGTAAGCATGTCGTCAAGAGCTTCGTTGTCTTTTGTTTTCAACAAATTCACTGCTATTTTCGCAGTGCGTAATGCTTGTGCATTACGCTTGTTTACGCTGACGATAGCTTTTCTTTCGATTTTCTTATTCATTGCAATGCTCTCTTTCTTATAAATAGTGTTGACATATCATATACTTACACGACTACAATTGAGCAGTCTTATTATAAGTAGTTGATCTGTTTCACTGTGTTCTATGTTAAAGAACGTGACTTCACTTGATATCAATTTTATATCAATTCACTATCAAGTCAATATATATTTTCTTCAATCATATCAATACTTTCGGGGTTATTCTATTAATCTGCTATTATATCAATAAGATAGCACAAAACAGCAAAACAACACCCCGCCCATTGGACGGGACTCTTCCTGCCGCATGTGCTCTTACATAACCTCTTCATTCCAGACACCCAAATAATCCAGGACCAGGAGGAGGGTCTATCATAGTCCATACGTCGGGTTCTAATTAATCCGGATATTCTTAGATAACACCTTCCAATGGTAGGCGGATTATATAGATTATATGCCCTTTTCCACAATAGTAGGACGTGCATAAAAGGCTGAAAACAACATCTCCTCTCCGTAAAACAGTGCGGAAAAGCCCTTCCATAGGCAGGATTAAGATAAATCCATCTAAAATAAGCTGATTTCCTTAAAACGAGGTAATTTACCTTCTCCGTATAAATGTAATTTCATAAACAAGGATTACCTTCATTAATCAATAAGATATCCTACTCCATTACCTATATGAATTAGTCAGTGGAGAGTCCTTTTTGCTATAGAGAAGAGCTTGATCCTTTGACTGTTAATAATCAGTATAAGGAAAGGAGGTTATTTACCACTAAAAGATAGGAAAAGTAGTCTCACGTATGCGAGTAAAGAAAAAGGAGAGTATATAAACCTTCCTACGGACGGGTTATTGTAGAAGAGGAAGTTTTCCTATTGAACGGCACTACCAATGCCAAAGATAGGATATTAGCAGCTCATACTTCTACCGTAACAAGGTCCTTTGTAGTCCATAATCGGGAATGGATGTGCAAGAATCAACGGTTTTCGTAGGATTGGCCGTACGCGTGTGTAGGGAAAGTGCCTTTCCCCACCGAATTACCCTTTCTCCGCCAGATACTGTTCTTTGCCATCTTTTCTCCGCCAGATACTGTTCTTTGCCTTTGCCTCTAAATACTCCTTCCTCTATTAGTTACATTCCTTCCCCATTAGATACTCCTTTTCTCCTTCGAACTATTCATTATAGACTCCTTTATCTATACAAGAATATCCATACCTTCGGATTACTTCTATTCTCTTATACAAGAAGAAAGAACCTCTTGAATGCGGATTGAGGATTATTTCCTTACTTCCTTATTAATGATAGTATTTTTTATTTGTCTGGTTAGTGTTTATCGGTTCTACCTATTATTGTATTTTATCAGAAAATTGGTTGCTAGGTGTGAAATTCCTTATTTATTCGGAAATTCCTATTTATGAACTGTTGTGTGAAAATTATGCTGGGAAATGCGTGAGAAATGACGGTAGCCACATTATTCTTGCTTATCTGTTGTCACGTCTTGATTGAGAAAATGGTTATGATTATGGGTGCTCAAACCCATTGCCTAGGGATTCCTATGATTTTGCCAAGAAATGCTTTGGTGTGTCTGCTGTTTTGCCGAGAATTTGTAGGAACTATATGATATTATAGCTAATCATTTTTGAAAATATATGTTGACACACCAATATTGATTTGTTATCATATAGACAATAAAGAAATAGTGATCTGAGTGTTTTCCAACTTAGATCGAAAGCTCAGAATGATCTTGAGATGCTCTTGACATAGTGACCAGTAGCTCTTATGAGTGAAAAACCACACGAGTGAAAGTAGAGCAGTGACCAAAAGACTATTCAGGTTGGTTCAAAAACGATTAGATCACCGACTGCTTCTGCGAAAGAACTCAAATCCCGAAGAATCTGCTGATTGAACTGAAAAAGGCGAGTTAGGGCGGAGTTTGAATCCCTGGCGTGACATTCTTCTTTCTGGTTCACTTCTGATTCGATCTTCAACACGATATTTGGCGATGATATAGGCAAAACTGCTTGAGCCAATATAGTGCAGTAGGTCAGAAGTTCTTGATGGTCGTCCGTAGCTTGACGGTTACTACACAGAACTGCTTTGGGTATACTCTCTTTCTTTTCTCCTTGTCCGAGTATTGTTGTTTGGTGCTCGGACAGTAAGAAAGTCGGATGGGGTTGTGTTAAACCTTCTGTGAAACATTAACCAGGAGGTATTAAAATGAATAAGACATGCAGAATCTACACCGATATAAATGGTAAGCATGTAATGTTGTGGTATGTTCCAAATAAAAAGTATCCAAACTATAAAGACGGAAAATCAATCAAAGAACTTGTCAAATTTGCCAAAGAAAATGGGTTCACCGGATATCATAATCAGTACGAAAAAGAAATAACCCAATTATAAATGATAAATCATAGAAGGTTTAATACAGCTCCATCCGACAATCTTGTATTAAATGGGAGGAAATGCAATGAGAAAAGCAACACATGGATATCGGATCTATGAAAATCGTGATGGCATCCGCATTGATTGCTTCAGAAGATCAGTTTCCAGGTATGAAGTTGCTAAATGTCGGATATTCGATCTTTGTCGGGATGTCCGATTGAAGCATCTGGAAAAAAGATACTTCTCCGTATGGGATGGCATCGACGCTGTTTCCAAAGTGATCGTTGATAGAGATGGAGCTTATGTTGAAGTTCCTTATCTTCTTCCGGCCCTTACAGCAAGAGAACAAGCGGAGATGGATAAAGACTACATGCTCGCTTCTCGGAATCGGCTGAAGATGCAGAAGTTCGGTAGAACTCGTGGTGACATCACTTCTTGGATCAAACAAGAAGCTGGTGAACGTGAATTGTGCCGAATCATCGAGAAAAGTACGTTTGTACCAGGAACAAAGACATTGACAAGAGTGTTTGGGAGATCATAAATTATTAAAAAGGAGAAGAGATTATGGCTACAACAGATCATAAAGTGGCTGTAAAAGAAGTTCAACAGCGGGTCTTTGATTTTGATTGGACAAAGATCGAAAATCCATTTAATAAGAACTTCAAACCGTCGGAAGAGTTGAAAAGGGCTTTAGAGAAGAAATTGGGGATAAAGTTATGAAGAAAGAAAAGGATAAGGAAGTAGAGCATAGTCGGAAACTTCATAAGGCCATATTGAAGGTTATCCGAAAAGCTCAGAAGCGTAGACGGTAGGAAAGTCAGAAGGGTGGAAACATTAATGACATACGGAGAGTCCTAAGTCTCTCGTAACTACCAATGGTTTGGTTGTATAAACCCCATAGGAAAGGAGAATTGAAATGTTATTAGTAGCCATTTTTACAGACGAGAATAGCCAAGAGGATCTGGATTTGCTGTTCACAGACCTGGAGGAAACATCATGTGAAAAGGTTCTGGTATTTGATGATGGGAATAAGGTCGTCATGAGAGTTCCCGATGAAATTCCCGATCCTGATTTTGTCGGAACCATCGAAGAATATTGGATGTTCGTCATGAATGATTCAAGATGTCCATGCTGTCATCCATCAGAAGAATCAGATGTTTCCGCTGTTCATGAAGTAAAAACCCTGAAACAATTTCGGGAATACAGCAATCGGCTCAACAATGGAGAAGGTCCTTACGAGGAACTTCTGAAAGATTTGAAAGATTGAGGTCTCACCGGCATCATCAGAAATGATGGTGTCTAATGGGTTCTTAATTCAAAAGAAAGGAGAAAGAAAATGAAAACCACCCGTACAGTGTATTTTTGTACAATTTGTAATACCCAACTTGATGTTTGTGGTTGGGGAAATCGTGCAGAATGTCCGGAATGTAACAAGATGGTTAATGTGAAATCAGTGGAAGTTCCGATTCTGAAAAAGGAGAACTGAGATGCCAGTAGAAATCAAAATGATAGCCGGTGCTTTTCTTACTATCGGCATAACCGGAGCCGTGATCTGCATAGCTTCTCATGAATTTGTAGGAAGTTTGTGGTATATAGCTATTACCATCATTGCTGTTTGGGTTATCTTTAAAAAGTAAAGGAGGAAAAATTATGGGTAAAGAAAAAGAAGTATGCTCTTGGTGCGGAAAAGAATTGCATGACAACGGGGAAACCACATGGTGTGATTGTGGTTGGTGGGATGCTTTGCCCACAAGAGCCGAAGCCGAAGCCGAAACGAAGTAGACAATCATGAGGACACTGGAAATAATTCCAGTGTCCGAAGGGGCTGTCTACATCCCCAATTCAGAAGGGAAGGAAAGAGTTATGCAAATGTCCAATTTAGAATCAATCAAGATTCGTTGCCAAGAACAAGGATTCTTTGCCCGAATACATCGGTTCAAGAAAGGCAAGAAGCGGATGTTTCGTAAGAAAGAACGGATAAATCGGCACATAACCAGGAAAGTTCTTCATATTGAACAGTAGTTTGATGGTAGCGGATTAGCCATGAGAAATCATGGCTTTTCCGCTGCAATTAAGCAGCGATTAATTCCTTAAAGGAGGAAAGAAGAGTATGAGTAAAAAATCGAAGAAGGTTGCGGAGAAGAAGGCATTGACTCCGATTAAGAAGTTGACGCCGATTGCAAAGGCGGACGAGTCAATGAAAGCCAAACAGACTGCGGCGATTGCGGAACTCAAGGCAAAATCGAAGGATGCTGCACCCATAGAGGCACCCGTCGTTGCAGCTCCTGTCCGTCCCGAAATGCCTGCTGACTTCTGTATGGAGAAAGCAGACTGGGACGGCGCTGGTGTGTGCTACGATGCAGGAAGTAATAACTGCGGAACGTGTACGAAGGATTTTCCTGAGACCGTTGCCGTGTGCATCGAGCGCATGAAATTCCTCGGTGGTACTGTGAAAACGGCAAAGACGAAGAAAGCTGGAACAGCGAAGGCTCGGGTTGCCAAGAATGGTGCGAAACCGCAATGCCTCGTCATTGATGATCTGTTGCGAGCATCAACGGCAATGGCAGACATGATCGCCTCGTTTGCTGCAATCGCATACGCTGGAGATGCAAAAGCGGCAGAAGGTCGTATCAATCGGCACCTGAAATCCATTCGTGTCGGCGAGTACGTCAGATCGGCTGTAATGAAGGAATTCATTGCTTATCTGGCCGTTGCTGCGCCGGCAGCTCCCGCTGCTTAGTGAGAAATTGCAGAGGGCACGGGGTGAGAAAGTTTCATCCTGTGTAATGCACACTACCGTCCCAAGTCGGTGAGAAAATCTAAGAAAGGAGAGAGTATGAAAAAGTATTTGGTAGAAGTCCGAAAGAAAGGTGAGAAATTCAGAGAACCTGGTGAACTGATTGAGACAGTAAATACCATTCTCAAAGCGGAAGAAGTAGGAAATTTCAACCCGATCTTTTGCATCTACAAAGACAAACGTGTCATGGTAAGTTCTAAAGAAGGAGATTTGAGTGATCCTTTTCGTCGGGAAACTTCATATCTGGAAAGTCTTTATATTGAAATCTAACCACCAACCAAGAAAGGAGTATTGCAATGAACAAACTTCAGAAATTGGTAGCACAATCGGTAATCGTCGTCCTGTACGGAAACCAGCTTCAAGATGAGAAGTTTGACCAAAGACAGTTACTTCTCGCCAAAGCAATGTACGAGAAAGAAGTGGACAGACAGTTGAGAAAAGGGTTGGATCTTCGCAATATGTAGTTTCAGCGTGGGAAGCAGAAATCTTCTGCTTCTCGCGGTGTACCTACACCAATAACTATGAGAAAGGAGAGAGTATGGGAAATTCAATAAGATTGCACAAAGAGTTCGGTGTAAATCCGACAATCCTAAAATGCTTCCTCTGCGGAGAGGATAAAAATGAAATTGCTCTGTTGGGCGCTTCCTATAAAGGACAAGCCCCTATGCACATGTGCATAGACCAAACACCTTGTGACAAGTGTAAGGAATACATGAAACAAGGTGTAATCCTAATCTCCGTGAGAGATGGGGAATCAGGAAGTGATCCTTATCGCACAGGGGGTTGGTGCGTTGTCAAAAGAGAAGCAATGACCAACATCATTGATGATCCAAAATTGCTTGAGAAAGGAGCGATGTTTGTTCCTGATCCAGTATGGAAACAATTGGGTCTTCCAAAATTTGTATGATTAACCTCAGCTCAGACATGCCAAGAAATTGGTATGTCTGCTGGTGAGATCAATCACCAACTAACTAAAGGAGGAAAGGAGAGTATTATGACATCCAGCGTTCCAAAAGAAGAAATCATCTCGAAAATTATGAAGTTGCTGGCTCTGGGCAGTTCTGAAAAGAACGACAATCCTCATGAGCGGGAAACTGCTTCAAGGATGGCCGCAAAGCTCATGGCTGAGTGGAGCATCGACTTTGCAGAACTCAGAAGTTCCAAGCCATCAGAGGATGCTTTCGTCACTTATGAGGTGTCAGGTTCGGAAGACCGAAAAGTGGATTTTGAATCCTCCCTTGCTGGCAGTATTGCAAGGGCTTTCGATTGTAAGATCATCAACACCTGGACAAAATCATTGGATCATCGGTGGGTTATTGCTTTTGTCGGATCAAAGCATGATCTGGAAATCTCCGTCTATTTCTTCAAACATATTCGGAGAACGATGTATGCAATGTCCATTAAAAATGTGACCGTCGAAACAGTGAGGCCCAGAAACGGCAGACGAGCTGCCGGTACAGATGTAAATATGGCTCGGAGAAACTACTGCTTCGGTATGGTTGAGACGATCAGCACCCGCATGGAAGACCTCTACAAAAAGCGGGAAGAGTTCATCCCGTCAGATTGCCGAGCCCTCGTCATTGTCAAGAAACAGGGATTGGAAAAATATTTCAATCAGCAATATCCGAACAGAGTTTCTGGTAGAAGAACTTCTTTACGAGGAGATTTAACAGCATTCGGCAAGGGGCAGGAAGATGGAAAGCGTGTGAACCTCAGTCGGCCCATTAGCAGTAATAATCAACAATCGGCCCAAATTGGATAAAAGGAGGAAAGGAGCATGAAGTCTTTCAACATTTATTTCAGGGACCTCAATGAAGATGCTCAAAAGAGGTTATTGGAACGGTTTGAAACAACTCCCGAAGAGGAAAATTGGGATACAGATGTGTTTCCAATAGCAATACTCGATCGGGAAGAGGAGTAATTCCAGTTCGGAAATGGGAGCAATTCTGAGAGGTTGAGTGTTAAGCATTCGGTAGGAGTTGTTCCTGTTTCTTCTGGTGGAATTATCCACCTTTACTATAAGAAAAGGAGAAGAGAGATGAAGAATGTTACTATGGAAACGAAAGGTCAGAATTTGGTTCTGACGGTCGATCTGTCAAAATCCTTTGGAGCCAGTGCTTCCGGGAAGACGATCATCATCGGAACGACTGAAGGCAATCAGCCCGTTGCCGGACATCCCGGTGTTAGTGTGGGGGTGAACGTCTACAAAAAGAAGTAGGCAGAGGGCTCCCGCTTCGGCGGGAGTAATGCACAATCTCGGTCCCAAGTCCGAGAAATTAGAAAGGAGAAAGTATGGGATATGCAATGATGGTAAGCGAATGTGGAGCATGTCACCAGATATTTTGCTACAATCCCCATCTGGTGCCCAGTCTAAACAATGTTCCTTTTTGTAAACGGTGTGTCGATGCTTCAGCACCTGAAAGAATCAAAAGGGGATTGGTTCCAATCAAATATTCAGAAGAAGCATACAAACCGATGGACGAATGTGAACTTTAAATTTGAAAGGAGAAATCTCTATGAAACCGTTATACTGTACGCAAAACAAAGGCAAGTGCGAAACTTGCTCCCTTACCAACTATGGTCGGGATTGTCGGAATGTTCCGATAGCTATAAATCGGAAAAAGGCAAAGCCTGAGAAGTAACTTTGGCAGAGGGCTCCGTCAGAACTGACGGAGTAATGCACAATTCCGGTCCCAAGTCCGGTTTGTAGCTAAAACAAAAGGAGGAAAGAGAGATATGAGTGAAACAATGGAAGGGTTGGCCTATGAGCTAACATCCGCAGAGCGGAAAGATGTTCGTGATCGTTATCCGAAGACCTACTTCCCAAGTCCGGTCTTAGAACCGGTGTGGGCAGGTCGTCGGGAACTCCGCAGAATTCCAGACAAGTTTGCCATTGTCGATCAATGTCGTCCAGGACCCTTAGACGCATCGAATCAGGTATTCGGGATCTGTTCGGATCAGTACAAAATCGTTCCCTTTGAAGACGTGGTGCATATGGTAGAAAATTCAGTCGGAAAATTGACTGAATACGGGAAGGTTCAAATCTGCCCGCACACCTATCTTGACGGAGCCAGATTAAACATTGGCATCAAATTTCCTGAGATGAAACATGAAATCAGGAAACTCGATTCCATTATTCCGAAAGTAGAGGTGTTTTCCTCTTATGACCTATCAACAAAGTTGATGGGTCGTTTCGGAGCATTCCAGCTTAAATGCCTGAATGGGGCGGGTATCTGGAAGTCCTTCAAGAGCTTTGCAAAAAGGCATCTCCAGAATCTGTTTCTGAATGAACTCGGAAACAACATCAGTGAAGGTATGGCTCTTTTCGGGGAACAGGTTGATTCGTGGAAAAAGTGGACTGAACTGAAGTTAGACCAGAAACTCTACGATACTGTTTGGGATGAACTCCCTTTCTCTGCTGCGGAACGTATCAAGATCGAAGCATTACCCGAAATCGGTACGAATCTTCAGTTGGGTCAAGCGATCAAAGGAAATTCCCTTGATCTTTGGAGCCTTTCATCGGTATTGACACAATTCGCTACCCATGGTGTCAAAAGCGAATTGCGCCGTATCGAACTGGAACCGGCAATCGCAAGAGTGATGGACCTCACTTTCGACCGAGCCGCTGTTGCGGGACTCGTGCACTAAGAAACAACGAACTGAGCCAGAAAGGAGGTACTTGTGGAGAATGCTTCTATAAAAATGTTAACCGTTGATGATTGTAATCTCCGAATGACTGAGCTAACAAAAGAGTTGGAAGAAGCAATTGAGAAATTGGGCCATTGTGAAGCTGTGGATTTGCTTGCGGCTAAGATTGCTGTTTGGGAAAGAGTCCGGCATCATTTGGTAAGAGGACAAATCATCACAATTGATGGGGAAGAAAAACTGAAGATGTGGGAAAACGTTTTATCGGCATAACCGCAGAGGGCGGACAGTCAGAAATTGGCTGTCCGTAATGCACTATCTGAGTCCCAAGTCTCAGAAATTCTATTAAAGGAGGAAAGGGATGGAACCGATTCAAGACAATTTCTTCAAGAGGTTTCGGAAGAAGGTGGAAGGTATCTTCTACCGAACTCGCGGAAATAAAGGGACTGCCGATCTTGATCCGATCATTCGGATCGGTCGTCACCATGGTGGGGGTGCTCGTCTTTCTGCTATTTCTTTTGGCGAAAAGAAAGCGTCTCCCACACTCCGAAAGTACCGACAGCACAGAGATCGAGTAAACAAATTGGGAGCGATCTCCCGCAGGAAGAACCGCATTAATTAGCAGAGGGCAGGGCCTATTGAGGCCCTGTAATGCTACATAGCCAGTCCCAAGTCTGGTTAAACTAAAGAGAAAGGAGAGAGTATTATGATTACCAAAGAGGATGCTTTGAAGCTGAAATATCGGGATGAACTGCATTTCGGAGAATGTAGAAAGAAGGTCTCTCCCAGAGGCGGTGTAAAAATTACCAATACCATCGTCCGAGTAAACGGGAAAGTCAAAACGTGGAAACAGAATCTGAGTAGGTTTGAAGTTCCGATCAAACATGGACTATACGATCATAGTTATGTTGATGAGCGGAATGCTCATGATTTCCATCTCCCGAAAGACTGCCCGTTACTGAAGGAGTAAATTTATGCACCTACTTCATGAGACTACAGTCAAGAATACAGATGGAACTTATGAAATCACCGTCTACATCGTCGAAGATGGAAAACGAAGAGGTCCTTACACTTATCTGATTCCATCGGATAAAGAAGTCAGGGACTTCCTTGCTCTGTATCAAAAAGGAAAAAGAGATGGGTCAAGATTTCATGGGAAAGCCCTATCCCTTCTTAACAAACACCGAACCAGGTTAATCAGAAAATAGGAGGAAAGAGAGCATGAAAAAATCGCAGGTGGCATTGGCTAACATGATTCGTATAGCCAAAGCATACGGTAATACACATACGGTAGAGATGGAACAAGCTGAGAAAGCCCTTGCTGAACTTTTGACTGAAAAAGGTCATTCAGTAAGTGATTGGAAATGTGTTCAATGTGATCAGGATCAGTGGGGGAAAGATGTAACCCTCTCGTCTGTCGCAGACGGAGGTGTTCCCATCTGTCCCTATTGCGAGAACGATATGATCTTGGTTGAAGAAAGATGGGTGGAGGTGGAGCCATGAAGAAGGAATACACCGATGTCAAACTCAAGATGACCCGTCGCAAGCTGATTGCCCTCGACAAAAAGGATATAGGGAAATGGACACATCAGGAATGTGTTGAGGCAGATCGGCTTATCCAAAACACAGCCATTCGGAATCTGAGGAAGAAATTATCCTTCTTCCAGGGAGGAACAGGAAGACTTGTTTCCAACTATGCCATACTGATGGCTCAGTTCCACTACGGATCGGCAGAAACAGACGACTTCCTTACAGCAATGGGCTGTTATGAGGATTGGATGTTCTCCGAGGAGCAGAACAAGAAACGGCATTCCAAAAAGTCTTAAAGTCAGCAGATTGAGCGGGAACCATTTCCCGCTCTTTCTGGTGTTTTTAAGACACCAATAAACCAAAGGAGGAAAGAAAGTATGAAGAAAACTTGTGATATTTGCAAGACCTATTGGAGAGTTCGGAATGAAAAGAAGACCGAACATCCGTGCCATCCCTATCAGAACCCGATGGAAAAAGTCTGTCAGGATTTTGAGATGGAATGGACTCAAGAAGCCTGTCTAAGAAAATATCCGAGAGTGGTGGCCCATCTGATCTGTGCCAGTCTCGGCTATTTTACACCTCAATCAGCAGCAAATGCCATTTCGTTTTACAAACACGGAAAGGCGTTTTTCTGCGAGTGGTATTCCCATATGACCAAATATTCTCGGGATAACTACAAGGGTGACTATTTTGATGAAGTCATCTGTAAACGGGTTGGGGAAGAAACTCTGAGATTGGCATTTGTAGGTCGTCATTCCCATCATGGCTATATGACCGAGATTAAGCAAGCCCGACATCTTGTGGCCGCAGAATTGAAAACTTCGGGAGCTACATCGGGAATGCTTGCATCTTGGTTTTAGGCTGAATATAGCGGGTTGGGCAGGAAGCGTCCTGCTCTTCCTGGTGCATTCAGTACCAAATAAAGAGAGAAAGGAGAGGGTATGAAAACAGTAGATATTATGGAACGTCTGAAAATTCCAGAATGGAAGGCGAAGGTTGTCAATGTGCTTACCAAAGAACACGCCTCATCCCATTCCGATGTTGACGACATCCTCGGAATTATTGAAACCCTTCTTGAAGGGTACGGGGTAGAACCACTCAGGGGAGATCATGTTGATAATTACTATATGGATATCAACATCCTCTACATTAATTTGGGGGACACATACACACCCACCGTTCTGTATGATACACTCCTAAACAGATTCTTTATCTGTTCGTGGGGTGATTATATTGAATCCAAACCGAAACGATTTCCGATGAATGCTTGAGAATAGCAGATTGGACGGGAATTTCCCGTCCTTTCTGGTGTGCTTAAACACCAATAAAAAGAAAGGAGAGGGTATGGACAGAAAAATGTCGAGTGATCTGGATAACTACATTACCGGACATTACGGGGAAGATCAGTTCAAAAGACCTCGGAAAAAAGATAAAAAGGGGAAGGAATCATTGGTCCATGAATTAGAACACCAGATGAAGAACCTTAACGTCAGTCAGATGTTGGAATTAGTCAAGAGATCGGGAAATACGGAAAAACGCAGATTCCGATTAAAAGGCCCTACGGGCAGTTTAGATGGAACTATCCATGATGCCGATTTCGGTATCTTGACTATTGACGAAGTACCAGAGTTCTTTCTGGCAAAAGATTTCTTGTTGGCCAATGACGTAGTTTGGGAACTCATTAACTAAACAGAGAAAGGAGATTAGCATGGAAGAGCCAATCAAAATTCCAGAGAAGGACAAATTTGTCCGAAATTGTCCGGGTCCCAGATATAAAGTAATTTCAGGTCCTGGAGGGCATTACGTCTATGATTACAAGTCTCTGGACGTGGTGAGGAAAGACGGGAAATTCTTTATGGGCAAAGAACCGTCGGAAGCCAGAGAGTTCCTTCAATCTCTAAATGAAGAAGCTCCCCTTATAGAAAGGTAAGGATGGTAATCTATGAAATGTGACCACTGCAATATCGAATTGAAAAAACGCAAGACCCCTCCAAGAACCGCGACAATTGACGGGGGAAAGTATTATGACTATTTTCAATGCCCAAAATGCAAAACGAATTATGCCAAAGCCAAAAAGTAGCAGAGGACGCTGCTTCGGCAGCGTAATGCACAAATCCAGTCCCAAGTCTGGATAAAATAAGAAAAGGAGGAAAGAGCTATGCCAAAAAACGTAAGAAATTTCTGGATCGAAGCAGATGTCGATGGGGGAACTCCCATCGGAGCAGGCCCTAAATCCAAAGATGGAGGATTTTCTCTGTCCATCTTCATGCGAGACAAAGGATTCGTCAAGAGGGTCGCCAACATCTCAGGAGTCGGGGGAAGTGAATTGAAATTATCAATTCATACGGAAGATGGTAAATATTTACAGTATACTACACAAAGGTAACAGATGAAAAAGGAGGAAAGAGCTATGCCAATCGAAACAGATTTCACCAATTTGCTCAAGCATATCGATGATGCTTCTGATGGATTGGAACAAAAGGTCGAATCGACGGAAGAGGAGTTGGACACTTTGAATACTCTCCTTACGAGAAAAAAAGAGCTTGTCGATAAAATCAACTCCCTCGCCGAAGAGATTGAGGACTTCCTCAACGACGCCAATTCCCTCATCTGAATGCAGAGGACAGCCTCAACAGAGGCTGTAATGGACATCTCGGTTCCAAGTCCGAGAAATAAATTAAAGGAGGGAAGAGAGTATGCACAAAAGACCCACACCAAATCAAGAGAGGTCTTTCCGTCACTTCTTCGGAAAATCTACCAGTGTTTACTGGAATCCTTTATTTGGATTTGATATCGTTCAATTTGATGCCGACATGCAGTCCGAACAAGGATACGTTGAGGATGGAAAAACAAGCCTTCGGGAATTTCTCGTCCAGAAATTCGGTCAAGAGGCTTCGGATCTAGTAAACTCTTTAATAGGAGGTGTTTAATGGAAAAGAAAACAGTTGTGATTTTCCGAAAGTTCCCGGAGGGGGATATTATAGCCATGTTCCCCGAAATTCAGGCGGATCAAAATCGTTGTGATTGTCTGAGCTATCAGCATATCGGCCAGCATGGTCCTGCTTCATATTTTCTGGTAGACCGAACGAAATTAGCTATTGCTGCTGAATATGCAGAGCTGAAAGCGGAGCTTGAATCAATCGGCTATGATCTGATAATCCGAAAACGGATCAACAAGCATTGGTATGAGGTAAAGGAGGGGTAAATATGCGTTCATGGAGGTGGTATATACACTTTCCACAAGATGCGTATGCTTTAGGACCAATTCATTTTGAAAAGAGGGATTACACAAAGCCTCCTAATGAAAGGGATGTCCGACAGTATGCGAGAGAGTGGGAGGGTGTGAAACGATTGCCGACGGGGTTTTCTTGTTGGTCTGCTGAGTATTGGTCTGCTGAGTAAAGGAGGAAGTATGAAACTGACTGAGTTTGAATGGCATCTGAAAAAGATTGCCGAATCAACCTTGAAAATGCCTGATACTATGGTAAAGATCATAGGCGGGATGACAAAAGATGAGGCTAAAGAAATTCTGGGTAAATTAGGCAAAAAAGAATTGGAAGAGGATGTAGAAAAGATATAATCCACCTAAAATAGTGCTTGACATATCAATATGTTTTTGATATACTAAAATCCAAGTAGAAAAAGGAGAAGGAGTGTATGGAAATTCAAAGTTCCCTTTTTGAATCAACACAGCAGGAGGGGGGATTTGTGCCCTCTCGCAAAAGAATTGGGCCGAGACCTATGGTCTTAAAATCGATGGAGATTTTAACCAAAAATGTTCCCGATATCCCACATAAAGAGGAAGTTGATCGTCTTATGCAAGCAACAATCAATCGTATGTACATCCCCAGATCCGAATATCTTGAGTATATAGAAGTTTCCAAACTTCTCATTACGGCTTCCGAAAAATTTCGGATGACTATTTCAAATGTGGTAGACGGGGCTTTAGAACTCATGAGAAAATTGCCGAATCTATATAGCAACCAAGCTATCTTCATGTCGTTGGAAGAGCCGATTTATGGATTTGCAATCAAGAAATCCATAGCAAATACAGTTGTAAGGAGAATGATATGCCGAAAATAACCAGATCAATGAAAGAAGATCCACCCAGAAAGAATCATCACTTGTTAATCAGACTGCCAATGCCTCTTTCTGAAAGAGTCGTACATCAGGCACAAAGGTTGTCCTGTTCCTTAAATATGTTTGCGCGCCTTGCTTTTGTCCGGCTTGTCGAGGAAGAAGAAGCCAAAGAAAGGGGAAATGCCGTAAGTTATCCGCAGTAATTCAATCCTAAAAGGAGGAAAATCATGAGATGCGTTTATTGTAGTACCTTTTGTGAATCTCCATCCCGTGTTAGTGGTAATCATTTCTGTTTATATGCAAGAAAAATGGTGTCCGCAGATGATCCCATCTGTAATGAATTCAGTATCACAGGTACCTTCCAATGCAAACGGAGAGGCTGTCAATTAAGTGTTCCCATGTGTTCCGCAGCACAAACAAAGCCTTCACTTTGGTCAGAATGTACCCACTGTTCTCAGAAAAGAGAAATCTTAGAGATCAAACGCTTTGCCGGCATGAAGAAAAGAAACAACATTGGTCATATAGCGGATGCTCCTTTCCTTCCTCCTCCAGAACAAATTCCCATTGTTCGTTCTAAGATTATTAGGAGGGCTTTATGAAAGAAGAAACTGATGCTTTGGAAGCGGCGGCCATCGTGTATTTTGCAAATTGGTCAGACATCACAGAGATGGAGATTGAGTATCCAGAAACACCTGAATCTATCCTAATCAAAAAAGAAGTGATAAGCTCAATGCCATCTGAATGCCAAATAATGCTTAACATCATCTTTAATCTTCCCGAAGAGATGTTCCAGATCAGTGGTGGAAAAGTTAATCTCTACGGGGCCATGAAGATCGTGAAAAATATCACAGGGTGGCCTATGAAAAAAGTTCTCAAGACGGAAAACCTTCTTCGGGAACGATTGAGAAATTCGTAGGAAAACGTCAGAAATTTTGATATGCTGAAAGAAAAGATGAGAAATTCTAAGGAGGGTGGGAAGTTGAGAGGCTTAATCAGAAAAACTGGACCGCATGCTGGAATTTCTGAGAAAGAAATCCAACAATCCCCACCCTCCGACTATGTTATCCAATATCTCGATCCAGTCGAAAGTTGGATGAATCAGAAACTTTATGATCTCGTCATAAAAGACCTTTCTTTTCCTGCTCAATACTATCGACAAGGCCCTTTCCATAAAATCAGAAAAGATTATGAGCGTAAGGATACAATCATTGCAAAAGCAAAAACTGGTGAATATATTTTCTACACAGGACTTATTCCAAGAATACAAGAACTCTGCAAAGCTAAAGGTGTGGAATTAACCCTCTGTTCGGAGGAAGAAGAGCCTATTAAATTGAGTACGAAACCTATGCCTGATAGTCTGAAACTTCGTCCGTTTCAAACAGACTTCATCAAACAAGCTATTCTCAAGAAAAGAGGGGTACTGATTGCTCCTACAGGAACTGGGAAAACCATATTAGGAATAGGATTAATTGCATCATTATATGAACACTACAAAATTCTTTGGTTGTGCCATACTAAATCTTTAATGAGCCAATCGGCTAAAGAATTTGAGAAAGTATTTGGTAAAGGAAGTGTCGGCCTTGTTGGGGATTCCAACTTCGATGTGGGAAAATATGTTACTGTAGCCACTAGACAGACCTTCGTAAAGCACACAAAAGAATTGGCAAATGTATTTGACGCTGTGGTTGTCGATGAAGCACACCACATTTCTTCATTGGTTTATGCGAAAGAGAATGGGCTAATTAAATTAGGACAATACTTCGATATATTAAAAGAATTGTATTGTCCTGTCAGAATAGGCTTGACAGCTACAAGGGCTGATAGTAAAGGAGCCCAATTAGCTATGGAAGCCTTGCTCGGTCCTGTTATCGGGGAATTTACGATCAATGAAGCACGAGAGCAGGGTTATATGGCACATCCGGTTATCAAATTAACGAAGTTATCCAAGAATATGGTTACCCACGACATGAGAAATTATGCAGATGTTTACGAGTCTGGGGTAGTCCGTAATCTAGAGATGAATCGGATCATTTCTGAATTAGTTAAAGGATATGCGGATGAAGGATTGACTTCTCTGGTAATCGTAACCCAGATCGTTCATGGAGAATTAATTCTTGGTATGGTGAAACGTCTCGGCGTAGGAGCCGTCTTTATAAATGGTTCCACTGAAACAGAATCCAGAGAATTAACTAAACACGCCCTTAATGGCAAAATCCTGAAATGTGTTATTTGTACGGCTGTTTGGAAGGAAGGGGTCAACATCCCAGAGTTAAATGTGCTGATTAATGCAGCAGGGGGCAAATCTGAATTGGCGACGATTCAAGCGATCGGTAGGGGCATGAGGAAAACAGAGACTAAATCTCATTTAGTTATCCATGACTTCTTCAACCCCAGTCACCGATTCTTGATAGATCATTTTGGATCTCGCCTGTGTTTGTATTTTGATTTAGGATGGATGTAAAATAAGGGCTGGTAGGATCAGCCAGCCCGTCTGAGTGGTGACAACCATTTTACTCCTTATTGGGAACTCACCACTCAGACTTTATTTTTTTAAGGAATATCAATGAATGTTGAATCCTTCGACATCTTAGCCTATCTACAATCGAGAAACATACCATATAAAACATCGGGCAAGAATGTATCCCAAGGTTGGGTAGGCGTAAATTGTATATACTGCATAGATGGAAGTAACCACTTAGGAATTAATCTCCAATCAAAAACCTTCTCCTGCTTCAAATGCTCTGAAACAGGTAATGCTGTGAAATTAGTATGCAGTATTGATGGGGTGTCCGTCCATTCCGCTTTAGATATAATTTCTGAGTATTCAGGCGGAACATACATTCCCAAAGAGAAGAAGTTTCAGACAAAAACAACCCTCCCAATTGGAGCATCAAAGAAGTTCCCAAAATCCCATTTGGATTTCCTCATTAAAAGACGTTATACTGAAGAAGTGATCAAAACCTATGATTTATATGCAACCGGTCCTGTTGGTATCTACAACCACAGAATCATCATCCCTGTGTTTGTGAATCACAGAATGGTTGCATTTGTGGGAAGAGATGTTACAGGAAATTCTGATAAACCATATTGGAACTCTTCTGATAAATATGGTACAAAGGATGTCAAGCAGACCCTTTATAATATGGATAATGTTATTGGCAATACCGTAATTATTGTAGAGGGCATTCTTGATGCTTGGCGAATAGGAGATGGGGCTGTCTGTACGTTTGGAACGAAACACACCCGTGAACAACTTCGTTTGTTGAAAGGAATGCACCGAGTGTTTGTCATGTATGACGCCGATGCTGTACCAATTGCTCATAAATTAGCTTACGACTTGTCATCTTTCTGCAAAGATGTTGTGGTGCTTGAATTGTCAGAAGGCGATCCTGATGAAATGAAGGATGATGATGTCAGAGCTTTACGAAAGGAGATAGGAATATAATTTTGTTGTAAGAAATTTGCTAATTAAGATATTTCCGATACTTATTTAGGTTTTTAATTTTACTTGACAAATCAAATCTGCTGTTATATATAATACCAAAATGAACTAAATTCAAAGGAGAAATAATTATGGATTATAAAACAGAAGTTCTAAACCTAATGATGGAACAACCTGCTTTTATTATACACAAAAAATTGCTCTGTGCATTAGGATCAAACCCGTCTTATTTTATAGCCTATCTGATGGATAAATTTTTTAGAGAAGCACCTACTTCTGATGGTTATGTAACAGCCTCTATAGAAGAAGTGGAAAAGGAAATTTGCATCAAAAGAGGAAGACAAGACTCATCCATAAGAATTCTCAAAAAGAACAAATACATAATAATGAAACCTAAAGAGGGCTCCAGAAAACGACAATTCAAATTACTCTTTCCGAATTTTGACCCTGATAATTCTTATCGTACAGTCGTCAAAAACAAAATGGGTGGGGAGAATAGACCATGAATCAAAAAGAATGGGACGAATTGCGAGAACAGAATTATGCCTTACTACCAACTTCTTTTACCATGCTTCACAACAAACTACTTGAGGATGTGGGCTGTGAACCTGCTGTTTTCTTTTCCAAATTATTGGGCAAGGAACGATTTTACCTGTCAAAAAATCAATTAACTACTGACGGATTCTTTTATGAAACAATTGAACACATGGAAAAGAAAACCAAATTATCAAGACACCGACAAGATCGGTGTATAGACATCTTAGTGGAACGAGGATTACTGATTACCGATGTCAGAAAAGTAGGCATTGCTCCCCGAAGGTATTTTCAAATACGTCATGACGGTTTTGCAGGTATTGTCAAATCGATTTGTAAGGAATTTACAAATCCAGAAATTCCTGATACTTACAAAGAAGATGAACAAGGTTTGATTTGTAAGGAAGAGACAAATCGATTTGTAAAAACGGGACAACAAGAAAGAACTTATATAATAAAGAACAAATCTATTTTAAATGCTAAAGCATATAGTGGCGGAAAACCGCCACAACAAAAAACAATACTTCCTAGGAAAGCAAACAATCCCTTAATCCTTGTTGATACTACAGAACCACCTCTGGCAAGACCCGAAGGGGTTAAGCCAAGGTTCAGTAAACTCCATAAGATTAAACGTCCTACTGTTACATTTGATATTCAACAGATTATCGATTACTGGATTAAGAAGGGTCTTCCCGGACATAAAGAAGATTCAAAAGCCTTTGATCAAGCTGTTATCTTCATAACAAAAGCACTTAATAGTACATTGCTTGAGGATTATCTTGATCCTAGATGGCATAATTTCTTTTTCTCTGTTGATACAATAAAACGAGCTATTGATAATTTTTACCTTGCTGCATTCGATAACAGATATGAACCACTAAGTCTTAATACAAAACAACGATTGCAGACCATTCGACTGAAGGATTTTTTATACAATAGGCACTCCCCAGAGGATAGATATAAAAGCCATTTATTCTTATATTTATCCAAACCTAAATTAGCAAGCGAATCAAAATACCTCGCTATGAAGGATGACCATACCTATTGTACAAAACTTGTTAATGAATGGTACCATCAAGAATTTGGCGGAGTAGTGACAGAGGTTTCCAGAAGTCAACAGAATTCGATGATACTTGTCGGCAGGAAATTGGAAGAGTTCCTTATGACTCATAAAGATAAATTACAAATGGATGAGGGAATGCAGATATACGGCAATCGTAATCCTCTAAACTTTCTTGCTGGACAGTTGCTAAGGTGTGCATCTAAGATGCTTAGAGAGAATGATGGATTACGGGCTATATTCAAGCCTAGTTGGCTTATATCGGAAAACATGCTCTCAGACCGTTTTGTTTATTTTCTCAAGTCAGAACGCATGATGAAGTAGATCGTTGACGGCAGATACTATTCCCGTAGTTATTCCGACACAGAAAAGAGGGTGTATGATCACAATCGAGCACAAAGCTATCGACAATACTATTGAGCATCAAATTACCACTGCAATGATCATTTCCAACAGATTTGCGTCCGAAGTAAATGCAGTTTTTAATCCAGAGTACATGAGGAATACTTTTTGCAGAATAATCTGTGTTTGGTGTACCGACTATTTTAACAAGTACAAAGAAGCTCCCGGTCTGCATATTAAGGACATCTACCTTGTAGAAAAAGATTCAGGAATGGCGAAAGCAGATGCCGAACTTATCGGGGATTTCTTAAAGAAACTAAGCGATCAATACTCTGAAGGTCAAGGTGTCAATGCTGACTATATTCGGGATGGGGCTTTTGACTACTTCAGAAAACGGGAATTGGAAATTAGAATCGAACAGGCCCAGAAGTTCCTGCTTGTCGGAAAAGTAGAAGAAGCCGGAGAAGCATTTGCCAAATACAAAAAGATCGCCTATCAAACATCAGGGTGGTTTAATCCATTTGATCATAAAGAAATGTTGGAGGTTTTCATTGATAATGATGAAGGCGTATTTAGATACCCTGGAGCACTGGGTCGGGTTGTTGGTCCTATTGAGCGGGATTGGTTCATTGCCATTCTTGCTCCGTTCAAAAAGGGAAAAACCTTCTTCCTACAAGAAACGGCTGTTTGTGCAATATTTCAGAGTCTTAGAGTGGTGTTCATTTCATTGGAAATGAAGAAGAAAAACCTTAAAGAACGATTCTATAAACGATTGACTGCTTTTGGGTCGAGAACAGGGGAGGATGTTTTCCTCATACCTGTTTTTGATTGCTCTCATAATCAAGAGGGAACTTGCACAAATCCGAAAAGAACAAATAAATTATCCTTAGCCAATGAAGATGGAATTATTCCCCCTTATGATGTCGATAATTCTTACCGTATCTGTACTTTTTGTAGAGAGCACATGCTTCCTGATTATAAAATGACCATTTGGTACGAGACTGTGGAAGCTCCTCAATTTGCATTAAAAGATGTCCGTCATCATTTGGACGGAACAAAAATTCAATATGGAGACATGATTCGGTTTATCAGTTACCCCCGCTTTCTTGCAGGAATTGATGATATTCGTAGAGACTTACAAATATTGGAACAGCATGAAGGCTTCATACCCGATCTGGTGGTTGTAGATTATGCCGACATTCTCAAGATGGGAAAAGGGGACAAACGAAATGAGATTGATGATATTTGGAAAAGACTAGCTTCAATGGCAGCGGAGCGTCATTGTATCGTATTCACAGCAAGTCAAGGCACTCGTGGTTCTATCTATAAAAGTGATATGAGTCAGGACGATCTTGCAGAGTGGATTGGGAAACTGGGTCACGTTGATATTTTTATGGGTTTGAATCAAAGTCCGAAAGAAAAGGAAAATAAAATAATTCGTGTTAATGTATTAGTGCATCGACATAAGGAAGCTGATGAAAAGGTATCGGCTACACTTCTCCAACAACTTGAGTTGGGACAATTCAGTTTAGACAGCGAGTTGACGCGGAGAGTTTCCTAAGATGCCTTTCATAAAATATACAAAATGTCCTGAAAAAGGACCATCTAGGAAAGCATGGGATGTATTTGTAAAGAAATACGGAACCCCTACATCAATAGTCTTCCACGCCCTTTGTCAGAAAGCCCCATATTGGGCTGCTAATATAAATGGAAAGATAGAAATAGTAAAACCCGAGGAAATTAAGTAACTTGGTAAAAATTGGGAAAAAATTTAATTTTCGTCCACAAATCAGAAAGTCAAAATTCAATAGAAAGGAAGTTTATGAAAATCAGTGTTTCTATCAGAAAAACAATACAGGAAGATCCTTACGAGCCTTTCTCGGTAGAACTTTCCCTTGAAAAAACCCTGCCTGAGAATTATAAAGATAATCAAATTATGACAGCCCAGGAAGATATCTCTCTCCTACTTCAAGAAACTATTGACAATATTATTAAAGAAAGGAAACGATAATTATGATTTCCATATGTAAGGTATTTACTTTTGAAGCAGCTCATTTTCTCCCATATCATTTGGGAAAGTGTAAAAACCTTCATGGGCATGGTTTTCGATTAGAAGTAGAAATAAGCGGAGTGCCGAAGAAAGGAGATAAAGATCCTGCTAAAGGTATGATTATGGACTTTAGTAGACTTAAAGAAATAGTCAATGGTCTTATCATTGATAGATTAGATCATACCGAACTTAACAAATGCTTTATAAACCCTACAGCAGAAACTATGGTACTCAAATTTGCTGCCATGTTGAAATCTTCTTTCACAGCCAATAACTGTAGAGTAAATTTGGAAAGAGTCCGTTTATACGAGACGGCTACTTCCTATGCTGAATGGAGGAAATTATGAGAGTGAATCAATTATTTCAATCGATAAATGGGGAAGTTTGTAGTTCTGGACAAGGATCAATCTGCACATTCATTCGGCTCCAAGGGTGCAATTTCCATTGCAAATGGTGTGACACGTCTCCTTCTCTAAATTCAGAAGGAGGCTATGAAATCTTTGTGGATGAAATTTTGCGAGAGATTAAAAGACTTCCTGTGTATACCCCAAACGTCACAATCACAGGAGGGGAACCTCTTCTACAAAAAGGGGAGCTAGCCACACTAGTACGAGGACTCATTACCCAGAACTACAAAGTTTCTTTAGAAACAAACGGCTCGTTATCTTGGATGACGATCCCCATACCATGCTCGATTGTGATGGACATTAAGCCACCTAGTTCAGGCATCAAAGATTTTGACAACTATAGAGAAAAGGCACTAATCAATGCCTCATATTTAGGAAGTAATGATTGGCTGAAATTACCAATACAAGACGAAACCGACTTCCTTTTTGCTGTATCAGAAAGAAGAATCTTATTGGGATTAGGAAAGATGCAAGCCAAAATAGCTTTTTCCGCAGTAGCCCCGTTGACTCCCAAAGAATTACTTAGTTGGCTTTTCAAAGAAAACATCGGAGATGCTGTCCTGAATATACAAATTCACAAGTTAATTAATGTGTCGTAACGGGAACTTACAGGCATATCTATCTTTTATTGAAAATTGTGTGGAAATGTAAAAATATCATGATATAATCAAGGCAAAGGACAAAGGGAAGGCATTGTGCATTCCGAAATTAATTCAATCAACAGTAAGGAGGAAGAAAGATGGACTTAGCAAAATTGGATTTTGAAGTGTTGAAGGAGATGGCCAAAGAACTCAATAAGGCCACCTACGACAAGGACGGGGCCGCTACTCTGTTCTTGGCAAAGAAGCTGAAGACAATCGCCGTAACAAAGGAACTCCTCGCCACCGCATTTGATGCTGCAATCCAAGGTATTGTCGAAGCCGAACTTGCGGACAAACTGCCCGAAGAAATCATCGATTACTACAACGAGAACTTTGTCGATGAAGAGGGGGCTGAGGCAGAGAAAGCGGCAGAACCAGCTCCGGCGAAAGAGAAAACGACTGCGAAAGCTCCGGTCAAGGAGAAAGCCGCAGCGGCGCCGAAAGCTGAGAAGCCTGCTAAAGAGAAGAAAGTAAAGGCAGCAGTCGAACTCTCCTGTTTCGGCCACAAGATCGGCTCTCAGGCGGCAGCCCTTGATGATCTACTGGCTCCGGGCAAGCCGATTTCTCTTGAAGAGCTGTCTAAGAAGTCGGGACGTTCCCTTCTTGGTGTGAAAAGTCATATCAAGCATCTCCAGGACGCCCGCAAGCTCGTCATTGAATCCAAAGACGGCACATACACGTTTAAGCCGGCAAAGAAATAACACGATCCGGCACCGGTAGAGGGGGCTGCAATGTCGGGCCCCCTCGTTTTCTTCGAGGAGTATTCAATGAATGAGCACCTTATTCAGGAACTGATGGTTGGGATTTTAAGAGACGGTTTAGGATTGGATCTGCAAGATCCTAATCTTTCCGGAACCCCAGGAAGAATTGCTAAGATGTATTGCCACGAGTTGTTTTCTGGACTGAATGAAGAGCCACCTATTATAACTACTTTTCCTAACACAGAAAAATATGACGAGATGGTGTTTATAGATAATATCCCTTTTGTTTCTGTGTGTTCACACCATTTGCTTCCTTTTTCCGGTCTTGCTTTTTTCCTTTATATCTCCCAATTCAAACTTGCCGGAGCATCTAAGATGCCTCGTATCATACAGTATTGGGCCAGTCGTCCCCAACTACAAGAAAGACTAACCCAACAGATTGTTAATCATTTTGTAGAAGCGGTGCAGCCTCTCGGAGCCATGCTTGTTATGCGGGCAACTCACGGATGTATGGCTTGTCGGGGAGTAAAAACAGGAAACAGAACAGGGATGATGACCAGTAAAGTAGTTGGTAATTTCAAAGACAATCCCGAAACAAGAAGGGAAGCTCTTGACTTAATCTCAATTTCCATTAAACTATCAGGAGCATAATTATTATAGGAGGATAGGACACATGGAATACATTTCAGTGGAATCTTCCAACATAGAAAAGATCGGATACGACGATCAAAAGAGACAATTTCACATCCTCTTCCTCAAGAAAATCCATTACATCTATTATGATGTACCTGTAAAAACGTATGAAGAATTTCTAGCCAGCGATAGCAAGGGCCGATTCTTTGCTCAGTTTATCAAGGGTATGTATGCCTATCAAAATGTAACCGGGCAAGTGGAGACGGACTGATGAAGGAAATCAACCACATAACCAAGGCGGAAATTTTATGGTCCCGAACCTGCCCCCTATCCTGTTCTTACTGTGCTATAGCAGACGGTAGAAGGAATACAGTACTGCTTACAGAATGGTTTAGGGGCATTGATCAACTGAAGCAATTAGGATGTTCTTTCCTTGCCTTATATGGGGCGGAACCACTGGCGGACTTCGATAAACTTCCCGAAGTTATTGAGTTTTCAGAAACAATAGGCATACACACCACAGTCATTACAAGTGGCTGTGTGCCCGATTTAAATAGTAAATTATACTCCTTATATAGTAAAGGACTTCGTTCCATAACAACGTCTTTTGATATCAATCCTTCTGACAATTACAGCAAGCGAAAGACCAATCAAGCCTTAAACGTGATTGATTACTTCCGATCCCTCGGACCTGTTCGGGATTCCGCTATAGTTGTCACCCTCACAAAAGAAAACTATCATCTTCTTCCTGATGTCATTCAATTTATGTCCGATAAAGACATCTGGACATTCTTTGATCTTATTCATCCCGATAGAGGACAACCCGGATCGAAAGTAAAGAATACCGATCTTGATCTTCTATTCAAGAAGGAAGACTTTGCTCCTCTATTAAATGTTCTACAGAAGGTGGGGGAGATGAAAAAGAAAGGATATCTGTGCCATTCTAGTTATCATTTCTTTGAAACAATGAAGCTTGTCGGGGCCTATATGCAGACGATTCCCGATTCTCCTATAGCCCCTTACATTTGGAACTGTTCTGATTACGATTGTTTTCCGTCTTGGGTGACGGTGGATTGCCAGGGGGATGTCCTCCCTTGCGATGATTTTTATACAACAGATGCTCCCATCATCAAAGTCTGGGAGATAGCAGATCTATGGGATAAGTTTTGTAAGATTTGGAAACCTATTGTAAAAGAAAGATGTCCCGGATGTTTGTGGAATACTCATATCGACTCTCATTTAATCAAACGTGGTCTATTACCAATGGATCAATATATTCATGGGATAACCAACTAAGAAGGGAGAAAACTAATGCCAACAATGTACATAACTCTATGGAATCAACATGATCAAGAGGTTATTGCCCCCTACACTTATGGAAAGAATGGAAAGAAATCTCGAAAACCTAAACCAGTAAAACTATCCACATGGCAGAAGATACAGGACGGGTACATAGACCTCTGGAATATGTTAAGAGGCAAATAAGATTGTCAAGAGGTCTTCATGTCCAACGAAAACTTAGACAGAAGTAACCCAACCAAATTCATACAGTATATGAGAGAGAACCCTTTCTACTTTGAAGATATCTTCAAAGTACCATTCTCAATGGATAATGCTAAAAAGGCTATAACAGAACTACGGGTGTTTGTGGGCAAGTCTGAAGGTAAAAAAGAAACAGCCCGAAAACTGGAACGTGCCCACAGAAAAAGAATAGAAAAACGATATGAAAAGAACAACCACCCATAGAGGATTACGAGAATGGAGATGTTGTGGATTTCTTTGGCAATTACTTCTATCAAGACGATATCCCGACAGAGCATTGTGGAATCCGATTTGCCCCAAATGTGGTTCTACATGGTAATAAGTAAAAGATTTGTTATACTTAAATAAAAGAAAGGAGGAATCGAATATGACATTGGAGAAACAGGTTCAGGACATGATCGATATTTTGGTTGCAAGTAAAACTGAAGCTGTCAGTGCAGACAAAGGCAACAAGACTGCGGCAAAGCGTCTTCGGGCCAGTAATGCCCTTTTACTGCCGATTATCAAAGCAGTAAAGGCTCAATCCCTTGGGAAGTAACGAATTGTAGGGGCGGTGCCCAATAGTGGGAGATCAAAGCGTACAATGGGATGGATCGATCCCCTCACCGCCCCTGCTTTTATTAAAGGAAGAGGAAGATGGTTCCTTTGCTAAATGACTTCTATCTTCTGGAACCAAAATTCTTTAGTGAAGATGCTTTGATGGCTTACTACAAAAAGGCTTATGAGGTATGGGTATGATCCTTTTGTTCTCAGGTGGTCTAGATAGTTTTGTCGCCTATCATTATTTGAACAAGCCACAAACGATCTACTTCTATCTCAACACCAAATACTCTGCAAAAGAACTGATGGTGGTTAAGAAACTGATACCTTCTACAATTGTGGAAACTTGCATAGATTTTAAAACGAGAGAAGAGGATGGTTCTGCTTTTGTGCCATATAGAAATCTTCACCTTGCTTTGCTGGCAAACAAATACTCCGACACCATTATAATTGCTGGATTGGCTGATGACGTTGTGAACGATAAAAACGAGAAGGTATTCCAGCAGTTCTCCTATCTTATGTCAGAGATGATGGGCAGAAGGATTATGGTTCTGTCCCCTTTTTGGGGGATGACTAAAGCGGAAGTTGTGAAATGGTTTCTAGAAAATGGAGGAACTAAAGAAGAACTTCTATCCACCATCTCTTGTTATTCTCCAGAGGATGTCCTCTATTGCGGAAAATGCCCCGCTTGTTACAGAAAATTCTGTGCTTTAGGGGCTAACGGCATATACGATCTCACTTTCACAAATGAGGTTCTGATGTGGGAATATTATGCTAAAGCTATGAAGGGGGATCATTACGATCCGAAAAGAAATAAAAACATCATTGAACAAACCCTAAGAGTCCATCCGAATTGGGAGAGTATATGGTAATCTGTGTTGACCTAGACGGAACATTGACTTTAGAGACTGAAGGTTGGGATTATGCGAATAGGACGCCTAGAATCTCTATGATCCATAAGATTAGACAGTGGTACCGTGACGGTAGCCACATTATTTTATATTCTGCTCGTCTGAAGATAGACAGAAAAATTACGATTGCTTGGCTGAAGAAATATCATGTGCCTTATCATGAACTTATTTTAGGAAAACCAAGGGCCGATTTGTACATCGATGATAAGGCTATGAGACCTGAGGAGGTGCTATGAAATACTATTCCGAACACGGGGAAGATAAATGGATAATGAAAAATTTACCACTCCCAAAAAAAGGAGTTTATGTTGATATCGGAGCAGCTCACCCAACTCATATGAGTAATACTGCTTTTCTTAGAGATATGGGTTGGACAGGGATTCAGGTGGATGCTGATCCTTACTGGAAGCCTTTTTGGAGAAGGAAAGGACTGTCGATTCTTTGTGTTCCTATATGGTCAAAAGACACAGGTGTAAAATTTGCTGTAAATAAAAAAGCTCATCGGCTATCAACTATTAGTCCTTCCGGAAAATTGGATAATTGCATGACAATCAAATCCGTTTGTGAATATGCAGAATTCACTCATATTGATTTCATGTCCTTAGATGTTGAAGGAGCGGAATTCGATGTATTTAAAGTCCTCGATAAAAAACTATGGCCCGATGTACTTGTGGTTGAATATGATACCTTAGGAACACAAGACTTTCGGCTGCGTGCCTACCTGAACAATTCCGCATACTATAAAGAGGTTTTGCAGACCAGCAACAATTTTGTATTCTTTCACACAAACCGATTGTATGATTACCATAGAACCTGCTGGAGATACAAACACGGTCATGTGGCCTCTTCCGAGAAACACCCTTGCTACTTCTGCGGATATGATCTTCCTATGAAAATTGTAGATAAGATCGAATGTAAAATATGCGGAACCATGGTCTGCCCTTCTTGTCATGGATGCCTCTGCACTATTTCCGATCTGCAATACAGCACCCTAATCCGATTACATAAAAAATACTGTTGTAATCTTCCCAACTATAAAGGAGTGGTGGAATTAGCAGAGCCGTATGATTCTGCCCTTGCTAATGGTTTTGTTAAAGCCATTAATGTTTGCTGCGCTGCCGAAAAGAAGAATGGAAATATACAATGAAATCAAAGCTGTTTCTTGATTCCGGTGCCTATTCGGCCTGGACCACTAATACGAAGATTGATATCCAAGAATATATTGCTTTTATTAAGGAACATAAAGATTCTCTGGAAGTATATGCCTGTCTTGATGACATAACAGACCCCGATAAGACATGGGAGAATCAAGAGACTATGGAAAAAGCAGGGTTATCTCCTCTACCTGTGTACCACACAGAAGAAGGGGAAAAGTATTTAAAAAGAGCCATGACCTATCCTTATTTTGCTGTGGGAGGTATGGCATTGAAGGGGGCTGTTTCCAGACGAGAACAATTCAATTTCGTTTTCTCCAAAGTTTGTACTAGGAAAAACGACTACTACCCTACTCATAAAGTGCATGGGTTCGGATTAGCCTCTCCTGATCTCTTGATTAGTTATCCATGGTACTCCGCCGACACTACATCCTGGGCAGCTTACTCTCGTTTTGGTATTATTCTCATACCAAGAATAATAAATGGATGCTTTCGTTATGATGTTCCTCCATACACAATAGCCATTTCTTCTCGCTCAAAAGCAATAGGGGATATGAAACACTTTCGGAATTTTTCCTCGATAGAACAGGAATGGATATCCAATTACTGCCAAGAACGAGGACTGCCTTTAGGCAGGACTTTATTCAAACGTGTTATGCCAGGATATTTTCTTAAAACTAATGAGCATTGGTTTGATAGAAAAAATAAACAACGTGTGGAAGTAACCATCAACAAAGGTCTTTGTTGTGATGGAGAAATGAGGGATCGTTTAAACTTATTATACTTTCTTGGTTTGGAAAAGAATCAGCCTGGATGGCCGTGGGCCTGGAAGTTATATGAAAACCAATTATTTATATGAATATTGAAATTAAAAAGTGTTTAATACAAGGATGCCCAAATTCTCAAATGTCTTTAGGATTATGCGAAGAACACCGTTGTTGGAGACGACGGCACAAAAAGGGACGCACTGTTACCGATCCTAATGAATTTATAATAGAAGGAGGCATTTGCAGAATCATTTTATTTGATAGAAAAGGAAACAAGAATGGGGAGACTGTTATTGATGCGGAAGATATGAGAAAATGTAGACCATACAAATGGGGAAATCATAACAACCGAGTTATATGTTCTAGTCTGGGAAATGTAGGAAGACTGCCTAATTTCCTAATGAATTTTACCTCTTCTCATAGGGTGCTTATTGATCATAAAGATCGAGACCCTTTCAATAATCGGAAAAATAATTTCCGAATATGTAGTAAATCTGAAAATACTATGAATAGAGAAATACAAAGAAATAATGTTTCCGGATATCGAGGGGTTAATTGGGATAATCGAAATAAAAAATGGGCAGTGGGAATCTACTGTGCAAATCAGTATTATTGGGTGGGTTCTTTTCCCACAAAAGAAGAAGCTGCTTTGGCTTATAATGCTAAGGCTAAAGAATTATTCGGAGAATTTGCTGTACTAAATAAAGTTCCTGAAATAGAAACACCACTCTTTTCCTAGAAAGGAACCATTGTGCCGATAATATATTCGGACGATGAAAATCGATGTCTATTGGATGAACTGAAAAGTGCAAGCTCTGTTGTAAGAAGAGAATGCTTTACGGCTCTACATGAACTATGGCCAGGACTATTTTGTGGAAGAGAAAGATCACAACAAGGCCTGTTTATTCAAATGGTTCGATTAGCCAAAAAAAATAATATTCCTTTCATTGTAGCATCTGCACCCAAAAGAATAAGGAAACGATACAAAAAGACGGTGGCTTCCGCACTAACACCAGCCCCTGTTGTGCCTTCTAAAAAGCCCCCGAAAAAACCCAAGTTGCAAGAACAGATGCTGGCTATTCTTAGAAATGAATTGGGTTATGCAGAAAAAAGAGTAGTCAAACGGATTGCTATTCTTGTTTCGGAAGTAGCTACAGAAAATGTTAGACTTACATTAGAAATCAAAGAGCTTCGTTCCTTTAAAAAAGACTCTGAGATGACGAGAAATGATGGTAAATCTCCGTTAATGGAGAGATATTATTTGAAAGTAGGTGATTAAAATTCTGTTGTATTTATCGGGAAATTTTCCTCAACTGAGTAACATCAATAAAGAACAAACTATGGCTGAATCAGTTATTGCTATGGGATATGATTACCACAGACTCATGACATTTTATTATATTAAGGATTGCATCACCATTTTAACTGTGGCTAAAAATTTGGAGGAAAAGAAATGAAATTCTTTATAAGACTCTTAGCTGAAGTCTTTGAGTTCTTTGATTACTTCGTACATCTGGAAGGACAACGGAATTCTGAGAAATATGAACCTTATAACTTTGGTTGGTTAAGGAGGAAATGGAAGGTATGAAAATAAAAAGAATAGAACTCCGTGACATCTTAGCAAAGCTGATTCCGGGATTAGCTAAGAGGGAATTTATTCCTGCATTGACCCACTTTATGTTCTTGTCGGAAGAGATCGTAACCTACAATGACAAAGTGGCCATCATACATCCATTTGAAAATACGGAACATCCATTCAGCATTAAAGGAATGGAATTCTTCCGTATCATAGATGGTATGACTGATGACGAAATAACCATTCTTGTAGAAGAGGCCAAGATCAAGATACGTTCAAAAAGTACATCTGCAACGATGAAAATTCTAGGGGAGAATTTGAATAAACTCCCCGAATCAATTGCAGAGTTGAAGAAAGGACAGAAGGGATGGAAAGAGTTACCAGAAGATTTCTTAGAAGGTATTTCTCTATGCTCTTTTTCTACTTCCCCCGATCTGTCTAAGGGAATCATGGCTTGTGTATGGATCATCGGGGATACCTGCTATTCATTAGACCATGCTCGGTCAAGCCGTTTCAAGATGTCTTCCGAGATGCCAGATATTTTATACCTTATAGGCAAAGAATGCTCCGAGCTGGTAAAATTTCCAGTAACTGAATACTGTACAGATAAAAAGTGGGCTCATTTTCGTACAGAGGACGGAGTTGTTTTCAGTTGTATGCCCATGAAAGGATCATATCCTTTAGAGAAAGTGAATGCCGCTTATGACACAGCCTTACACAGTTCTATGGTACAATTGCCAAAAGAACTGAAATCTATTGTGGACAGTGTTGTTGTCTTAGCTGGATTGCTTGAGAACAATGTTGGCAGATGGATTGAATTGACTTTGCAGGACGGAGAAATCTTTGTGAAAGCAACGAGTGAGTTGGGAGAAGTGGAAAAGACCATCCCTTGTAAATATGATGCTGATCCTATTTCATTACGACTGAATGTGAAGTTCCTCAGTCAGATTCTGGATAAAGCTACTTCTCTGTCTAAGAATGAGGGAATGGTTCATTTTAAGAGCGGGCCGTTCCAACATATTATGGCACAGACAAGTAAACCTTCTACGGAGACAAAATAGATGCTAACCAAAAGAGAGAAGATTCTGGTAATTATTCTAACGGCACTAACAGTACTGGTAGCTATTATTCAATCATATAGGTGAACTGTGGAAGGCTTCTTCGATCTATCTGATATGGTTACAGAATCTACTGACCACATGTGTTCTCAATGTGGTCTAGATAGAGGGTGTAAGCATCCTCGTATAGAACCATCAGGGGAGAACCGGCTTGATACTCTGATCATAGCAGAAGCCCCCGGAGAAGATGAAGATTTAGAAGGAACCCAGTTGATAGGGGAAGTTGGTCAGTTCTTCCGAAAGTTATTATCCCAAAGGGATCTTAATTTAGATAAGGACTTCAAAAAGACCAATAGTTTACGTTGTCGGCCCCCTGGAAATAGGGAGCCTACTAGACAGGAGCTTGTCTGCTGCCATCCACATATTGATAAACTGATTCGGGAAATTAAACCTAAGTTTATATGGTTGATGGGAGCTGCTGCAATCGAATCCTATTTCATGTCACGATTCTCCACACTGACACCTACTCGATGGAGAGGATTGTGCATTCCTGATTTTGAATCAGGAGCTTGGATTATCCCTATCTTTCATCCATCTTATGCAAAAAGGAATGAGGATAATCCCATACTACTTTCCCAATACATCAGGGACCTTGATTTTGCTATTAAATGTATCAAAACAAAGCCCGACATCCGTTCAATTCCCCGTCCCGATCTTGATTCCGTTCGTATCATCAAAGATTATGACGAAGTTTGTGATTGTTTGGAAGACTTGATTGACCACCCTCCTGAATTTTTATTCTATGACTATGAAACTACAGGACTGAAACCATATAGAGCAGGGCATAAGATTGCTTCCGTATCCTATAGTGTGAATAAGAAAGCAGTGGCTTTTCCTCTTCAACGACACTGGACTCTTTTGATGCAGAAGGAGATTGAAAAGAGATGGAAGAAAGTTCTTGAAGGCCCCTCTAAAAAGATAGCTCATAACATTCCGTTTGAAGATGTGTGGTCTAGGATCATCCTCAACACCGTTCCTAGAAACTGGCACTGGTGTACGATGACCGCTGCCCACATCATCGACAACAGACCGAAATATACGGGATTGAAGTTTCAATCGTTTCTTCATTGGGGACTTCCTGATTATAGTAAAAGCATTTCTCCTTATCTGAATCAATCCGATGAAAGAGGATTCAATCGAGTAATGGAAGCCCCTCTGAATCAGCTCCTGCAATATGGGGCAATCGATTCTTTAATGTGTGAATGGTTGTATTGGCAACAGCAACCTTTGATCGATTCCCACTTAGCAAAGGGTCTTGATCTATTCATTGAGGGAGATTTGACTTTCGCAGACATGCAGATTAACGGGATTAACGTGGATGCCGACTATTACAAGCGTTCCCATATTGAGTTAGAGCATAGAATCGAAGAGCGAAAGAAAGAGCTGTTGGAGTTCGATGAATGCAAGCTATTTCTCAAAGAGACGGGAAGGGAAATCAATCTCGGATCATCTGACGATTTGCGACTTTTGTTTTACAACCTATTGAAACTTTCCCCATTGAAGAAAACTGATAAAGGCACTCCACAAGTGGATGCTGATTCCTTAGCGAAGATTGAAAGTCCACTTGCAAAAGAAATAACTGCCTTGGCTAAGATTAAGAAAGTAGATGGGACATACATATCCCAATTTATGAGGGAGATTGATGATGACGGAAGGATTCATCCGTTCTTTAACCTTAATACAGTAAGAACGTATCGCTCCAGTGGAGATCGGCCCAACATACAAAATACCCCCGTCCGTAATGAAGAGGCTAAACGATATGCCAGGTCTGGCATAAAACCCTCTTCGGGATGGATAATACTTGACTGGGACTATAACGCAAATGAGGTGAAAACCGGTGCATGTTATACACAAGACCCCGAATTGATCCGTTATTGTAAAGATCCTACCACAGATATGCACAGAGATTCTGCCAGGGAAATCTTTGTTTTGCCAAAAGCTGTTGATTCTTTTTGGAAAGATAAACAGACGGGCAGTAAACTTCGATTCTTTGTTAAGAATGGTTTTATATTTCCTGAGTGGTATGGATCTTATTACAGAAATTGTGCTACAAATATTTGGAGGGAATGTTCTAAATTGAAAACTGACTCAGGCATTACTGTCTTAGAACATCTACAGAATGTTGGTATCATAACAAAGGTAAGTAAAGCAGAGGAGCAATTCATTGAGCATGTCAGAGATGTAGAAAAAGATTATTGGAAAAAATTCAATGTATTCAAGAAGTGGCAGGAGGAACATTATCGAAGATACGAAAAGAATGGGTATATAGAACTGTTCACAGGATTCCGTTGTTCCGGTTATTTAGGCAGGAATGAGTTGGTTAACTATTTATTCCAGGGCACCGCATTTCATTGGCTTCTGTGGAGTGTCATTCAGATCAATGCCGAATTCCGAGAGCGTAAGATGGAATCAAAGGTTATTGCTCAGATACATGATAATGCCATTCTCGACTGCCCCCCTGATGAAAAAGAAGATGTCATTGGTCTTTGTACAGAAGTTGCTACACAACGATTGAGGGAACAGTATCCTTGGATCATTGTTCCTTTGGCTATCGAGTGGGAGGAAACGGGCATCGACCAATCGTGGTATTCTAAATCCGATATTAAGGAGGATTAGTATGACACAAAAATTATGGAAGACAGCGGTATGTTTCTTCGGCTTAATGGTTGAAAAATTGATCCATCAACACAACACCCATGGGTTTTCAGGATGGGATTCAGAATCAAATGTTTCCAATGCAACGCTTCTTCGTAAACTGCGTGAGAATATAGAAAAAGAGGATTGGGTTGATGTAGCCAATCTGGCTATGATTCTTGATTACCGAAGAGGTACTTAAAATTTGATATTAAGGAGGATTAGAAAAATGTATGTAAAAATCAAATACATAGATGGGACGGAACAAAAAGAATACTGTGAAAGTTTCTCAGTTACAAAATACGGCAACCTACTTTCTATTTGCAAAGGACGAAACGAACACATCATATACATAAATATGCAAACCGTCAAATCTTTTCAAGAGGAGGATTAGTATGTCCTTGCACATAAAAGATATAGATTTAACAGAGACCACAACTAGATATTTACTAAGAAATCTACGAATAGTGCTATCTGCACCTGATTTAACTGAACAAATGGCTCAGATTATATTAGACGAAGGAGGTTATTTTGTTTACCATGAAAATGAATTACTTGGTATATCTCCATTTAACTCAGATTTTGAATGGAAACCTACTTCCTTCTTTCTAGCTAAAGGAACTGATCTTAAAATAGCCCCTTTAATATATGGAGAAGGAAACTGTATTGGTTTTATAAGACTAGAGGAAAATAACTATGCCACTCCATATTGAGCACCGCCCAAAACAGTTATCCGAGATATTCGGAAACAAAGCCCTTGTAGATAGTCTAGAAACAATCATGTCCAGGAAGTCGGACTATCCTCATGCTATTCTTATTCATGGTCCTTCAGGGTGTGGGAAGACAACCATAGCTCGTATCATTGGAACCTTACTAGAATGTGAAACCATTGAAGAATACAATATGTCCAACACAAGAGGAATTGATACTATACGGGAACTCAATGATGCTTGTATGTATCTCCCTCTAATGGGAAATACCCGTGTGTATATCTTCGATGAGGTTCACCGCCAAACTAAAGATGCCCAGAATGCCATGCTAAAGCTGTTAGAAGATCCGCCCGCTCATGTGTACATTATTCTTTGTACCACGGATCCCGAACAACTTCTTCCTACAGTCAGGGGAAGATGTCATACTTACCAAGTGAGACCTCTAAAATCAGATGAAATGATGGCTCTACTTAAATCCGTTTTGAAGAAGGAAAAAGTAGAAGACTACCCGGAAAAGATACTGAGAGAAATAGCCCTATTATCAGAAGGACATCCGCGTAATGCCCTCGTTATGTTGGATTCTATAATAGACTTAACCGACACAGATACAGCTCTTGCAGTGCTGTCTACCATCTCAACAGTTGAAGCATCGACTAAAGAGATTTGTCAAGCTATCTTAAAAGGACAATCATGGGACAGCATACGAGAGACGGTAAAGAACGTCCTTCTTGAGACTGAACCAGAAAAGATACGACAATCGGTTCTTGGTTACATGACTTCCGTTGTCCTTAACTGCAAAACACACGACAAAGCTGTTGCCATCATCGATATCTTTTCCGAAACCATATTCTATAACGGACGATCTGGAATTGTGAAGATGATTTATGCAGCTTTGAAACAGTAGAAATTGGACATCCTTGAAAACTTTGCTATACTTTTTATGAACGTGAGGTGATGAATATGGATAGAAAAACTCTAAAGGATTCTCTGAAGTTGGATATTATGTCTCTGGACACCGCTTGTCTTGAACAAGCTTCTCTCTACGAAGAAATGGGGGAAGATTGGGCTGAAGCTATTGCTGAACGGGATAGGGTCAAGGAACGATTGACAGCAAAACGTGCCGAGATAGATGAAGATGTTAGGAAACATCCAGAAAACTATGGTAGTGGGGACAAGATCACGGAAACCTGGATAGCTAACAAAGTATCCCAGAATGCTGAAATCGTTACTTTAAATGATGAATTGATCACTTGTCAGTATGATGTCAACATGCTGTCTACTGGTAAAGAGTCCATCGAACATCGCGGCAATGCCCTTAAATTCCTTATTGAATTGTATAAAGGAAATTACTTTGCGGCTTCTTCAAGACGTTTTCCGGAAGCAGCCGAAGCTGCGGCAACTTCTCAAGATAATCAAGGCAAGTCGATGGATAATCATCCGAGATTACTGAAAAGAAGGATTCAGAGCAATGGGCAATCTTCCTGATTGGCTGAAGACAGCCGGTCTGTTAATAGGTGTCCCGGTATATCTATACATTTTGCTACGTTGGATGACTTCGGCTGTTGTAAGGTCATACTTTGAAATAAAACAGGAATTTCAATCAATAAATAAGAAGGAGGTTGTATGAACACACAACAAAGAAGGGAATTGTATAGGAAGGAATCAAACCAACGGCATGAAGAAAGTTATGCCAACAGAGAGGACACTGGACGTTTCCGAGATATCTTCGATTCCGTAGCCAAGTCGGGGGTTACTTTCTGGAAAGACAAAGAGGATGATCATGACATCTACATCGTGCCTTACGTTACTGGAAAGAATCATCCCCGCATCGCTGAAGGAAAGATGGCCATCACCTGTGATGTGTTCGTTCACAGAGGCATCGGCGTCAATCAGGATAGCTTTGTCTGCCTGAACAAATCTTACGGAAAGAAATGCCCCGTCTGTGAATACCAAGCGGAGCTTCGGGACGCAGAAGATGCGGATGAAGATGCTGTAAGGGCTTTGAATGCTTCTCGGCGAAGTCTTTACAACATCGTTTGTCTTGATACACCAGCGACACGGGATAAAGGGGTACAGGTGTGGAACGTATCTCATTATCTATTCACCATCCCCCTCGAAGAACTTGCCCATAAGAAGAAGGGCGGAGGGAATGTTCTTTATGGGGATATTGACAAAGGGAAGGTCATTTCTTTCCGGCGTAAAGGCACCAAATTAAATACAGAATACACTGCTTTTGAGTTCAAGGATCGGGACGAAATTCCTGACACCATTCTCGATAGCGCCGTATGTCTCGACAATCTGATCCATATCCCGACAGACGAGGAAGTCTCTACAGCTTTCTGGGAGTCAAAAGAAGGGGAAGAGAAACCTTCTGAGACAGAGAAAGAAGAGCGGAAGCCGAAAGAGGAAGTAAGAAAGACAGAAACCACAGTAGAAGAGAAGGATGTCCCTGAATCCATAACTGAATCGGGGGAATTGGAATGTCCTTCTGGGGCTGTTATCGGCAAGGACTACAATCAGTATGAGGAATGCCGTCCTTGCGAAGAGCGAAAGGCTTGTCGCGCTCTGCTCGACAAAATGGAGGAAGAGACCGAAGCTAAGAAGAAAGCGGAGGCAAAAGCCCCTGAGAAGAAGAAACTCACCAGAAGGGAGAAGTAATGTCAACGATCATTAAGAAAAAAGTACAGGAGATTAAAGAAGCCATCGAATCTCCTGTAGACAATGATCTCTCCTTCATCTCTCGCACCATCAATGTGGACCTTGTTGTTTCAACAGGGTCCACATTGCTCGATCTATCTATTTCGGGAAAGAGGGTAAGAGGGGGAGGACTTCCTGGTGGGGTACTTGTAGAAATCTTCGGTCGATCTCAGTCAGGGAAGACGGCTATACTATCTGAGATTTTGGCATCTGTGCAATCCCATGGTGGGGAGACTGAAATAGAGGATCCAGAGGGCCGAGTTGATGCAGAATACACCCGGGTTTTCGGAGTAAACATTAAAGAAAAATATAGTTATAGTCGTCCAGATACAGTAGATCAGATTTTCGCAAATGCTCAAGCATGGAAACCTGAAAATCCTAATGTCATTAATGCCCGAGGCACAGACTCTTTAGCCGCTCTAACTACTGATTTAGAAATGGGTCCTAAAGGGGACAAAATGGGCATGAGGAGAGGAAAAGAATTCTCTGCCGGATTTAGAAAGACAGCCCGTCTTATAGCTAATAATAATTGGCTATGGGTTTGTACGAACCAAGTTCGACAAGGCGATTACGGAGAAACTACTCCAGGTGGAATGGCCACCGGCTTCTACGCTTCTGTCCGTATACAGTTACGACAACAGGAGAAGATCGAAAAATCCATCACTCTTGAAAAAGAAAAAACAGGATCGGAAGAGAAGAAGGAAAAAAAGGACAAGAAGTCTGGGGTGGAAGTTACGAAAGTAATTGGCATATTGACAGAAGCCACGGTAATCAAAAGCATCGATGATCCGTATCGAGTAGCTCCAATCTATATCATATTCGGATATGGTGTCGATGACATTCGAGGTAACCTACAATATTGTAAAGACATGACTAATAATACCACCTACTCTTGTCCAGATGGTAGAACCTTTGTCTCAATTAATATGGCTATTCAGCATATTGAAAACGAAAATTTGGAAAAGGTTCTGAAAGAAAGAACTATTGATCTTTGGGAAGAAATCGAAAAGAAGTTTGAAGCCAAACGCAATCCGAAAGTGAGGTAGAAATGGACGATCATTGGAAAACAGAGGTGTCTGCACATATTGGCACAAACGTCTTTTTCCTTGAAACACTAGGGCCCATTATGGGTTCCATTGCCAGAACAAATGAAGGCGGTCTTTTCATTCTGAGTCCAAGAGCTGTAGGTCCTCAGGGATTAGGACGACTTCCTGGACTACCTGACAAGGTATTTCTGCTTACAAAACCTCTCTACATCTGGCCCGTCAAAGCCCCAGATGTTTTAGCTGCATATACAAAATCAACCACAGGTCTTATTTTGGTAAACAAAATATCCCCGGTGCCAAAATGATCCTACTACTGGATAGTAATTCAATCTGCCACCAAATGAAACATGGTATGACTGATCTTTCTTTCCACGAAAAAAAAGTGGGCGTTATATTTGGTTTCCTGAGGCAGCTTCTTTCCCTCGCAAAGAAATTTGAATCCAACAGATTCGTCTTTGCTTGGGATTCTCGATCATCGGTACGGAGTCAATTCTTTCCCGAATATAAAGGAAGACGTAAGAAGGAGAAAACTCTAGAAGAGAAAGAGTTGGACGATATTGCCTATTCACAATTTAATGCCCTTCAATACGAAATCCTAGCAGAAATTGGATTCTTGAATTCCTTCTCTCAAGAGGGCTATGAGGCGGATGATATTATAGCCTCAATAGTTCGCTGCAATAATAAAGAAAAGATCGTTATTATTTCTACGGACGAAGACTTGTACCAACTTCTTTCTGAGAACGTGACCATATACTCGATACGAAAGAAGCAGGAATATACACACCACAATCTTTGGAAGGATTGTCGAGTCCCTCCCCAGGATTGGCCTGATGTCAAAAGTATAGCCGGTTGTAGTTCGGACGACATTCCGGGAGTTGTTGGTGTGGGAGAGAAAACGGCTTGTAAGTATCTCAATCGTCAATTAGGTATAACCCATAAAACCTATAGAGCCATCAAGGATAACGGGGAATTGATCAAAAGGAATCTTCAACTGGTTACTCTGCCCTATCCTGGAACGGAACGCATTATCATCACAGTCAAAGATCCTTTGTCTCTTAAAGGGTTCTTAAATGTCTGTACCAGATACGGGTTTGAATCGTTTATGTATAAGGACAATCTTACTCAGTGGAAAGAACATATCTTTAAGGAGTAGACCATGAAATATCTTATTATTGTTTTTTGGATGGCTGCCGCAATTAATTTTGCTATTTGGATGAAAAGTTCGGCAGCTGGTTTCAGCCTTTTCTTTGTTCTTGTATCCTTAGATTTGTCTCTAAAGGAAAGCAGATGAAAGGATCCGCATACGAAAGAGAGTTAGCTTCTTTGTTCTCCCTTTGGTGGAGTGACGGTAAACGGGATGATATCTTCGGACGTTCTGCTGGATCCGGGGGACGATTCACTGCTCGACGTAAATCAGGCAAAGATACATTTCTTCAGGGTGGGGATATTGTAGCCACCGACGCTGATGGCGAACCACTCATGAAAGCCCTTCTCATAGAAGCTAAGACGGGATATGGCACAAAAGTCGGCGGGGAGATAGTCCGTTGGGACATACTTGATTTCATGGATTCCCGTCAAGAAAAGCCAGTTCTTGCTAAGATGTGGGAACAGTGTTGCCGAGACGCGACTATTTCAAACAGAACTCCTGTATTAATTTTCAGGAGAAATCGACGTTCTCCTTGTATGCTTATAACAAATAAGTTCTATCAAGACCTCGTTTCTTTTTACGGAGCATTTGTAGGTAACAGGATTGATTTATCGGTAGCGGACATATCTGGGGTGATACTTTCTCTCCAAGACTTTTTTGAGTGGATCGTAGATATAAGAGGATTTTTATGTTCCGAAACATCTCAATCAGTGGTGTCCAAAGCCACATTGAAACGTCGCTTGATCTGTCGTCCGGCGTAAATGTTATCACCGGCGCGTCCGATTCCGGCAAGACTGGAATCATCCGATCTCTGTTCTGGTTAATCAATAACCGTCCTTCTGGGGAAACCCTTCGTAATTGGAATTCAGATATAGCCGATCCTATGGCAGTTGAAGTATCCTTCTCTGAAGGGGGACATGTAGCCATCAATCGAGAAAAAGGTAAGACCTCATATATCCTGTCCTACAAAGGACAGGAGGAAACTTATCAAGCCATAAGAACAGATGTTCCTTCCGAAATAACAGAAGCATTGAACCTGTCCTCTTATAATCTACAATCTCAACATCAGACCTATTTTCTATTGCAGGATACTCCTGGTGAAGTGGCCCGTACATTAAACGAGCTAACCGGATTGAGTATTATTGATTCCGCATTCAAGAAAGTATCCGCAAAAATACGGGAAACTGTATCCAAGATCGAAAGTCTGAAATCAGAAAGAGATAGGAGCAAGGAACAGCTCAAACAGTATGACAATCTGGACTCTATACGAATACTGATAGAAGATATTGAAAGAGACACGGAAGAGCTGTCTAAAATTGAGGCTGCCCACGTTAAAATAACAAATTCGATTACAGAGCTGAATAAAATAAAAGAGAGAATGGCAGAGCTGCAATCCTCAATAGAAGTAGAAAAGGAAATCGGCCCCATTCTTGTTCTTATAAATGAACATAATCAGATTGAATCTTGGATAAGTAAAATACAATTACTACTCCGTTCTCTTTCTTCAATAAAGGAGGATCAGGAACAAGATGCTTCTTGGTTGGAGATGGAGCCTTCTTATGTTGAGATTTACAATCTGTTGAAGGAGTATGAGGCTGTCTCCAAGAAGAAAGATGCTTTATCCTCTTTGCTTTCCCTGCTTAACAGGAGCGATATAGAAAAAACTAGGATAGACACTACTCTGCAATGTGCCATTGGCAAATATGTCACTCTGTTGGATGAATCCAAGATATGCCCCACTTGCGGAACTCCCACAAATAAGAAGATGCTAGAGGAAATCAAAACGAGGTTATGATATATTTCAAAATAGTTCTTGACAAATGATTTGAAATATATTACTCGTAATCACACATGGAGATTATATGAAAGTAAAAATACATAAACAACTTAAATGTAAAAGGTGTGATTATGAATGGAACCCAAGAAAAACAGAAGTCCGAGTATGTCCAAAATGCCACAGTCCCTATTGGGACAAGGAAAAGAATACTCAAAAATAGATTATGTAAATGTGGTTGTGGAAATTTCGCGGCCCAAAATAAACAGACTAAACAGTATAACCATTATATCCAAGGGCATAACAGAAAAATAATTAATTATGATCCTTTAAGAAAATGTGCAGTTAATGGCTGTGAAAGAATAGCTTGGAGAAAAACCCTAATTTATTGTAGTAGGCATCACTCACAAATAAGAAAGTTTGGAAAGATACGAGAACGTACTATGTATGACAAAAATAGCTATGAGTTTAAAGATGGATTATGCTTTATTGATTTATATAACAGAAAAGGGGTATTAGTTGCTGTAACTTTTATCGATGAATTAGATTTTGATCTAATAAAAAATATCAAATGGGGACTAAAAAAGGACAGACCTGGTTGTCGTGGGCCAATACAAAGCATGCCTGGTATTTTATTAAATAGACCGGACGGATTTGTCATTGATCATATCAATAGAAATCCTTTAGACAATCGCCGTTGTAATCTACGAATCTGCAAACAGAGCGAAAACATCCTAAATTCCAAAGTGAGGAACTACAGCAAATCACAAATAAAAGGGGTTTATATGAGACCAAATAGTAAAACATGGGGTGCTTATATTTCTAGATTTGGCCATACCCATCATCTAGGCTCCTTTATTTCTCCACAAGCAGCTTTATCAGCACGAAACATCGCAGCTATCCAATTACATGGGCAGTATGCGTATATAGATTCTTTAATAAAAGGAGATATATGAGATCAATGAAGGGTTATAAAGATATAACATTGCCATTCGGAAAATATAAAGGACAATTACTAGCCGATGTCCCTAATTTCTACATTGCATGGCTCTTAGATCAAGAATTTGTGGAAGAAAAGTTTCCTAAACTGTATGAAATGGCTAAGATGGAATCTCAATACCGAGAAGAGTTTGGTATAACTATATGAAGCTGTTAATCACAGGGGACTGGCACTATACGGATAAGCAACCAGATTGTCGTATTGATGATTATCAAATATCGATTACGGAAAAGATTGAGCATATCTTCAAAAGGACTGAGGAAGAAGAAATATCCTTAATTCTTCAAGCAGGAGATTTAACAGATACTCCTTTTCTTAGTTATTCTACATATATAGAACTATCCAATTTACTAAGTAAATTTAGTTCTGCCTCCGTAAATACCGAATTATATAGATACAATCTCATGACAGTCTACGGGCAGCATGATCTACGGTATAGAAATAAGGGAAATACCCCCTTAGATGCCCTTGCTTCTAGCGGTCTCATTACCATTCTATCCTCTGATCCATCTTCCTTATATCCCAGAATATGCATATACGGTTGTTCTTTCGGAGAAACACATCCACAAATACAAAATCCTAATTCTTTCAACATCTTAATTCTACATCAACTGATTGTTTCTTCTCAAGAAAGAGATTGGGAGAAGGATCAAATTCTTCATTCCGCCCTGCTACAAAATTCCAAGTGGGACCTTGTTGTATCCGGAGATAATCACCTGCCTTTTATAATATCTACTGGTGGCAAAAAACAAAGACATTTGATAAACTGCGGCAGTCTCATGCGTTCTACCATTGAACAGGTTGACCACGAGCCCTTCTTTGTTATCTTCGATACAAATACCAGAACCTATGAAAAACATTTTCTGAAGATCAAACCTTGGCAAGAAGTCTTCGATCTAGAAAGAAAAGTTAAACAGGAGGAACGGAATGAAAATCTGGAGATATATGCGGAGAGTTTAAAGGAACAGAAAGATATGGGATTAGATTACACAGCTAATCTAATTGCATATATGCAGGGAAATAAAGTGGAGAAGCCTGTAGAAGAAATTGTTACCGAATGTATTACTCTGAATGAAAAACTTTAAGATTGTATCATCCAGAATAAGTGGAGAAATAACTGTTGATGAAAAAGATATCATTCAGATTGTTCCTTCTTACTGGAATAAATACAAAACCAAACGTCTGCAGGATCTATTACAGGATCTGGACAGACCGGAAATACACTATCGATTAGTAGGAGGAATATATGAAGGCAGAAGTAACAGTAAGTCAAATCCAAAAGGATTTGTTAGACCTCAAGAAAGGGATAGACGAGGCCAAGATCAACCAAGCAAAGCTGAGGGGGAGGGAGGAAGAACTCCTGAACCAATTGAAGAAAGATCACGGATTATCATCCGTAGAGGAAGCATCCAAAAAGGTCTTGACTTTGGAAGCTAATAGAGCTTCCGTTGAAAAGAATATCATCGATAAATACACGACGTTAAAGGAAAAATATGAATGGTAACATTGTTTCTTTACGAGCTAAGTATGAACAGGCTGTCGGACAGAGAAACATGCTGAAGAAGCAGCTTACAGATGTGGAAATCCGAATAGAAACACAGGAAGCCCATCTTGAAAACTGTCAGAAAGCAAGAACTATCATTCAGACAGTGGCAGAGTCTACGCAGAAGAAGATAGAACACCACATCAGTTCTTTGGTGACAATGGCCTTGGCTGCGGTATTCCCCGATCCATATACATTTGTATTACGATTTGTAAAGAGGAGGGAAAAGACGGAAGCCGATTTGATATTCGTAAAAGATGGTAATGAAGGCAGTCCAATGGATGTTTCTGGAGGAGGCCCTTTAGACGTAGCCTCTTTCGCTCTGCGAACAGCTACTTGGGCCATTAAACCTACTAGGAATGTTCTGATACTAGATGAGCCTTTCCGATTTGTAAGTAGAAATTTACAAATGGCCTGCTCCGAAATGTTGAAGTATATAAGTGAAAAACTGGAAATCCAATTGATAGTTGTTTCCCACATACCTGAAATTATGGACAAAGCTGATAAAGTATTTAATGTAACAAATGAACATGGTTTATCGATTGTTCACTAAAGATATTTGAAAGGTTGTCATGGAGTGAACGCGTAGGTTGCCCGCGCAGTAGGAGGATGCCTGTTTACCTTATGAAGATGAATAAGGTAGGATGGCAAACACACGAACCCGGATATTGAGGCGGCCATGACAACCGATTTGAAACTGATCACTTAACTAAACAAGGAGGAGGAAATGAGTATGTATCCGATAGAAGAAGAGAAGATTTTGGAGGCGATTTTAACAGAAGCTAAGGCAAGTGGTCTATCGTTAACATTTGTGGCTCTGATTGAAAGAATTTACCACAATCAGCAAAAACTTTCGCAGGGCCTCAGCAGCGTACAAAGTACATTGACTTGGGAAAGACAAAGAACAGAAAAATGGATGAGAGAACTTGAGGAAAAGGTTGACCCTGAAAAGGCAGCAAAACGAAAGATCGCCGATGAAATGCCTTCTGAAAAAGTAACGCAAGCCTCGAATAGTTTCACACTTGGGACTCTTTAAGGTATGATCTTTGAAATTGGTCACGGCTCATTGAGGGCAAGGATGTTTGTATGAAAAAAAGAGGCGAACTTATATTTTCAATCACAAAGAAGGATTTTGAGGTTCAGACTTTTCGGGCCGAGCTAAAGGCTAAACACGATGCTTTTGAAATTGAATGGGAACAAGACTTTGACGATTATCTTCGTAATAATGATTTTCATATGATTCCATGTAAGCATAATAAGAATGGAAAAAGAAACTGGGACCTTGTGAGACAGGGATATTTATACGGAACCATCTTAATTAGAAAATGTAAGACCTGTGGGTGGATGTGGAGACATGACGATTCCGATGAAACCAGAAGTTGTCTTGGCGATTAAGAGAACTCAAGCCACCCGCACGCAAACCGAAGGAGGCGAAAGCGGCAGTGTTACGACCTGAAAGCCGTGACCACCTTGAAAGGAGGGTTAAGATGAAGAAGGTATGTGATGACTGCAAAATAGAATTAGAATTAGTATGGCTATGCGTGAATTGTCATAATGTTATTATACATGCAGAAGCCGACCACCTTGCCGCCCTTGCGGAGAAGGATAAATGGATTGCTGAAGTCAAGATGTGGGCTAAAAACTATTTTGATGCAGAAAAGCAACGCTGTCAATGCGGTAAATATGTTGGCTTTATGCTCCCCCATGGAACAGTTTTAAAAATCCAAGAGGATGAGAAGCAGATCGCCGCCCTGGAAGCGCAGGTGAAGGAGAAGGAACGCACGATTGGTTTCCTGCATAGAAAAATGACCAGCCCGCGCATAACGGAAATGGAACAGAAGATCGCCGCCCTGACCGTCGAGAGGGACAGGCTGAGGAAGGCGTTGAAAGATTTAGTAGATGAGCTATTATATGATATGTCTAATAGTGCGGTGGCTCTAAAGATCGCCCAAGCAGCCCTTAAGCAAACCGAACCTGACACCGACATGTACGCTGCCACGGGCTCAACTGGAGGATATAAGCCATGAACCTAAATCCAAATAACTATGGTAACCGTGAAGCCTGCCAGCGCCTTGTCGCTGCAGGGATTGTGGAGCAGAGGAAGGAGGCCAAGCATGGATCAGAATAGACGCTTTGCAGAACTTGCGGGGATATGCTGGCATGAATTGGTGAGACAACAAATAAAACCCGGAGTTAAGGAGTGCTCTTGCGGAAAAATTATTTATAACAATGGTTTCTCTGGTCATATCAAGGATAGCAATCCCGACTTCTGCGCCGACCCCCGCGAAGTGCTGAAGGTCGTGATGGAGAGAGATGATTGGATAGAATTTTTAGATTGGCTCAGAGATTATGATGTTACTGATTCGCACTATATTTCTGTTGACTACATCACTACTCCCAGCAAACTTCGGGATGCCTGGATTGAATGGAAGGAGAAGCAGAAATAGTTGAAATTATTCTTTCGGCGAATCCGTCGCCCTTCCATCTTGTTTCCTCTCGTTCTCTGGATTCCCACGCCTGAAGTAGAAAGCAATAACGGTGGTCAATCCGGTGCCAACGAGAAAACCCACGATGTATTTGGCATTATCTTGACCACTCTCCGGTATGGGAATGAAGGTCACACAGAAGAGGTATATCATCGAAAATAAATATACTCCCCATGCCAAATCCAACACTTTGGATGGATCAGGGGTAGGTGTTATTCTGTTTCTCAGTTCTGCGGGTGTCATAATCAATCCTCCTTCTCAAGATCAAACGAATTTGCTACATTCTTTTTATGAAACGAAGAATCCCCTCCAACACGAACAGCCAAATACATGGGATAATATATTCCCCATCCATACTTTGGGTGCTCGTGGTCTTTGATCGTCTGCCGAAAGATCAGCCAGTCCGCTTCTTCCTTCGGGATAGGGATTCTGGCGACAATGTACTCCTCGGGCAGAAGCCAATTGCATAAAAGGTTGATCTTTTTGTCCCGCGCGATAATCATCACGGCGTCCGTCCGGTACCCATAATCATGACCGAAAGCTTCACGGTGAACCTTGTCTCCCCAAGCATCATAGATAATAGGCAATCTGGGAACAGAAGCTCCATCAGATTGAAACCCAATTGGAATCTCCAATCTCTTAAATTCATGAACCCAAATCAAGGGTTGTTCAAGAGCACGAATAAGCCTTCCTTCACAATAACCAAGGTCTTCTGAATGTATATTATTAAGAAATTTAGCCATTATGCAATCTTTTTTACCTGTTGATAGAGGTTTAACACTCTGGAAATATGACCAAACACGTATTCTCTTTTACTATTTCTCTGATACCTAAGCATACGAAGAATTAGATACTCTTGCCAATTCTCAGGATTCAAATTCATGATTTCCTGGTTGCCGCCGCCGTTCCACTTCGGATCGTTCTGTGGGTTCACCTGGCTGTCAAAGAGGCATACATCCATTGGATAAGGAACATTATCACATCCTGCTGGTATCCAATACCGTTCAAGATATTTCACCTTTGCCTGTTCAAGAGTTGTTGCTGGGTTGACATCAGGATTATACTTAGACGCCAAACCCCAAATAGTAAACCCGCCAGGATCATTTGGATCCCAAGTTGCTTTTCCTTCAAGACCGATAGTCAATTCAAATGCCTTGTCAAAGGATTCTCTCATTCCCTCACCTATCTTCCTCCCGACGCCTTCTTGCCGCACTCTCTGGTTGATCGCATCCTTTTAATTGATGAATCATTTCAATTCCACTGAGACGGTCTGCATGTTTGTTCTTAGCCTCAATCAGTTCCTTGTTGGTCCTGTCCTGCCTGTCAAGGTATCGTTTTCCCGCGTAGGCAAGAATGGCTCCTGGAGCAACGCCGTTGAAAATCAAAGCCCATGTTATATCTGGGGAAACATGAGTAACCTCAGTAATGGCTGCGGCATACACAACAGCGGCAAACAAAGTGACAACCAAAAACACCAGAAATTCTAACCAAGGTCTTTTCATTTTGCCCTTTCCTCCTCAGTGTATTTGGATGGCACTGATTCCAAATGCTATATTACTCCAATTTGCGTCAACAGTTACTGCTGAAATGTCTCCTGACGAATCGCAACTGCACATGGTAGGAGCAGCATTGACGGTAACATTAGCTACTTGACTCCAGACTTGACTCTCGATACTACCCGATCCCCCTAACCCAATCATTCGTAAGTAAGCAGCAACCGCCGTATTTTTTGCTTCGATTCCTAATTTTATTGCTTTAACCCCCTTACCAAGTCTTCCGTTGCTCAGTGCTTCGAGATTCAAAACTGTAGTGCCGCTTGCTAATGTCCCGCTTCCGTTGTATCCAGTCAAATTCATATAAGTCTGAAACCAAATCACCTCATTCGGAATAGGCTGATAGTTCCCCTCGCCGATTGAGGAGCCGAAGACGAGCATGGGCTGGGAGAAGTAGACGGCGCACGCCTGAGCAATATTAAACTGGAAAGGAGTGACGTCCGTTGAACTTGCACTTACGGTATGTGATACCTCAAGCCATTCCCATCCGCCGCCACCAGAATGGTACGAACTGTAATTAGCACCATCATCCCAAATAGCGATTCTTACAGCATTTGCTGTTGATGTTTTTGCCCATACCCCTATTGTTAGTGGACGGGCGCAATATCTCTGGAGTGATATTGCTGATGTTCTATTTGCAAATCCGAACGGATACCAAGCGAGATCCATTGCCGCAGGGGCAACCATCTTTAGTGCATAGAAACTCCCATCTTTTGTGTTTGTACCGTCATGTTCTCGATACACACCCCCATTAGCGGATTCTCGATACCACCCATCCGGCCCCAACGAATCCGCTGCCACGTAGCCAGGGGTGACTTCGTAGAGGGTGATGGAGTCGAAGAGTATATTGGTTCCACTTGCGGCACCTGCAATCTGCAATAGGGAAACAGTTGTTGAAGTCGTAGTAGCTTCAAAAATTATACTGGTTACCGTAGACGTCCAATCCGCCGCTGCTTCGGGTCCGATAATATAGTATTCACTCGAAGCTGCCCCAGATGATCCAATTCGGACATGGCAGGTTGCTTCTGTTCCGGACTTCACATATCCAGTAAATTGGTATAGTTTACCGATAACTGTTGTTACTGTTTGGTACGCACCGGGATTTGCTTCCCCGTTTTCTGTTATCTTAAGACAATTTCCCGTTTTGCCTGTTCCTGCGTCCGAAGATAGGGCCGCTGAACTTATTGCCGTCCACCCCGTAGTCACACTATCAAACCCGCCATTTGTCACCAGGTTATTCACCAGTGCAGCATTAGCCCCATCCAACACAGGAGCCGCACCACTTATTCTTTCACATACCGTACTCCCACTCATCGCCATCCACTGAGAGTTGGTGAGGAGGTTTTGGAGGACGGAATGATTAGATATCAATAAATCTCCCACGGTCACTTTTTTTGACGTTGGTGTTCCTCCAGGATCAACAACGATTTCCATTACATCAGTAAGCGCAGGAGTAATTGTTGCCGATAAATCTGTTATTTTTAAGTTACTCATTTTAATCCTCCTTAATTTCCTCAATAAATGGCAAGATAACCATCATTTCATTGACAGATAAATTGCACAATTCTTTAACAAAATCAATTTTAATCTTTTTCATCTCAATCGGCACTTCCGCCGATAGGAGAATATTCATCTCTTTAGAAAAAGTAACAGGATCAGTAATTATAATCGTTGTCTCCCCAACATTATTGGTATTAATAATGATGTCTCCAACTTTCCACTTTCTGATGACCTTGCCTTCTTTTATCTCTTCTCCATCCTGCTCATATTTGGCAGAAAAACGATTGTAAATCTTTTGCTTCTCCTGAAAATAGATTGGGGCTAATTCACTCAGTTTCTTGAATAATATGGCCAATTTGTATGATACAGCAGTAGAAAATTGCTTTTCCAATAATGGTTTAACATCAATTTTTCCTGCTCCCTCAAAATATGCGTTTGTAATTTTTACCTCTTCTGACATGATTTAATCCTCCTTTAAAATCATTTTACTTTCTCATCTCTATCGCAAACAACGACCTTGCCTTAAAGATGCTTGATGCATATGTTGCCACTGCCTTTAGTGCATAAGTATAGGTTCCGGCAGCAGGGGTTTCGGAGAAATTTCCTGCTTTTATCGTGCAATACCCACCTCCAAAACCAATCAGCCCTGTGATTTCTTGAATTAGCGTGGTTCCGCGATACAACCTTAAATCGTAGGTAGTAAAGTCAAGAAAAGCTGCGCCATTAGATCTGAGCGTATATGAATAGCTGATATAAACAGGGCTGCCGTGCGTTGTGATACTAAGAGATTGCACAGTCGCTTCCGAAGTAATTGTAACGTCCCCATCAGTATATGCAGATACGGGGATGGTCACAGCATTGTCTTTAATATTACCCGTGGCAATTATATCTCCACCAACATTAACGTTTGTTCCATCAAAATTTAGATATTGTGTCGAATTTCCAACACTAAATTTATATGCTGCACCAGAATATCCTAAAAAGAATCCTGTCCCAGTATTATAATCAGTCTGTCCACCTTTAATTGATCCTCCTCCACTAAGAATAATCCCTCCTCCTGTAACAGCAAGACCACCATTAATTACAGCAAGGGTGACATCAGCATTATTCGCCGGTTTCGCAGCCCCCGAAACTTGCGTAGCAAAATCAGCCGAACTTACAGTAGCCAATGCTCCTTGTCCTGCAATGCCAGCCGCAATATTAGCGGAGGTTACATCTGCGTTATTTGATGGTTTCGCAGCCCCCGAAACTTGCGTAGCAAAATCAGCCGAACCAAGTAACGCTAAAGCACCCAAACCTATGACCACAGCATTTGGCACTGCTCCAGATAAAATTGTTATAGCTCCCTTGATTGTAAGTTGGCCTGTTGTTTGATTCCAAGAGATACCATGACTGGCACCGACATCTCCAAGAACCATATTCCCATTGTTGTCAATATAGGTCTTCCATGCGCCTCCAGCATAATAGCCCATGTAATTTGCAGAAAGAAAAAGACCACTACCGGATGGTGTTCCTAATCCGGCAGGAATCCCCGTGAGATTAGTTCCCCATATCGCGCCTATTGTTGCATCATCAGCAGGCTTATGACCATCATTTGTGATTGATGACCAAGGAAGTGTACCAACAAGTGATGCTGATCCATTCAATACAAGATTGGTCCCATCCCAATACAAATAATCACCAGCAGGATTTCCGATGCTCAAGACCCACTTACCGCCGACATATCCTACATAGAATCCCGAACCGGTATTGTAGGCAGTTTGCCCGGCCATGATTCTGAAACCATTAGTAGGATCATAACGTAAACTTCCGGAAGTATCTCCAATTCCAATACCATAAGTGTCGGTAGAATATCCTAAATATCCATTTAGATTTCCTAATCTCAATCGTGTAGTAATCGAACTCCAAGGTGCACCGGCATGAGTAAATATCGACAAATAAGGAGCATTGGTTTCAGAGGCAGTCATATAGATCCCACCTGAACCAGATTGCCTATAATTGATAATTGATGCCCCCTTCTTCCATGCAGGGTTGGCGCCTATAGAATATGCAGCAGCTAAATCTCTTGTCACACCATAAGCAGGAGCAGCGGCTATAGAAATCACCTTCAACCATTCATCGTCAATGCCATCTTTAATCCTCAAAATATCATCGATGAAAAATGTCTCATTTCCTTCAATTTCCAGAAGAGCAAAATCTTCTGCAAGAATCCTTACATTGCTGTCCTCAGTGATTCTCTGATTACCATCCTCGGTAATTCTTACAACAATATCTCCTTCGTTTGCTGTCATATCAATAGTCAAGACATCAGCAGGGAGAACAGCAAGATTTCCACCGATCGCAGATACGACATCCTTTTGAAACACTGAAGAACGAAGGATGCCCCGAGCAGCAATATTCCCTACTTCAAGTAAATTAGGACTTAAAAGGAAACCTGTACCAAAAATTCCCGAAACATAATTGGAACTCACAACTCTCGCATTAGCTCCATCAATATGAATATGAGGATCTCCCGATCCTACTTCAAGCGTTCCATCAATCCCTCCGGAGATGACATGCAATACTCCTGTATTAGATACAGCAAAAGGATTAGTTGCAATATTAAAATCTGCTGCTCCAGCCCATAGATTTCCGTTCACATCAACATGGAAAGAAGTAGCATCTGCTCCACCTATATCAATTGTGGATGCTGAAATTGCGCCTGCAAAATAAGCAGACCCCGTTGCCAAAATTCTTACGTTTGCATTTGCTAATGTTTGTCCTTCTTGGCAAGCATAGATTCCATCTTTACATATGTACACTCCCGCAGCATTGGTTATCCCATCACCAATTCCATCAGCAGTCTGAACTGCCCCCGCAGTTTGAAGCTTAATTTTTGGAGAATTCAAAATTTGTTGAGATCCATTTGATGGGAAATTAATCAAAGTTGGGCCAAGTACAGGGTCTGAACTATAGATACGGATCCCATCCCCATCAATAATCATTCCTGATCCATCAGTATCATCAACAGCTACTTTCCCTGTCGGGGTAATAGTCACCGTCTTTCCATCAAGTACTTTTTGGGTAGGACTTACACTAATAGTATATTCAATCCCATAGCTTGGGTTCTTAAGAAGCATATTAGGTATTGAAGTAGAACCAAGAAGTACCCAAGTAGAAGAAGAAGCGACTTTATATTTTACGTACCAATTTGTAGCAAAACCGGTCCATGATATTATTATATTAGTTCCCACAAAGCCGGTCCATACCTCAGTAGCCCGAAGATTATCGACAAATACAATTGCAGCAGGGGCTTCTGGAGGTTCAAGTGTACCAGAATCATCGTAAACATCTGGATTATACTCAAGAGCCTCTATCTTACAAGTCAGATCATCTTCACGATTAATTCTCAGAATCCGTAGAAATTTTGTCTCTTGCCCAACAGCCGAAATAGTCCATAGATCATGAAGAGCTGGCTCGGGAGAAAAAATCGTCTCAACTGTAATACTTACAGCTTCCTCTATTTTGAGAGTGATTGTCCCAGATCCATCTGTGGTTAAATCAATTACATCCCCTTCAGAAGTAGCCGCAAGTTTGAAATAATCGGCTGTTGCATCACGCACATAATAAAGCACCCCACGTATAAGTGGTTCAGCAAGAACCTCCCCCTCATTTGGGAATGATACCAGAGTTCCATTTGAAACACCATGGGCTACACGATTAACCTTATCATCTACAGCAGTAAATGTAACTATCCCAGGTCCGACAATAGTTCGTTGCTGTCTTAAATCATATTCATCGGAGTCAATAAATGATAAAGTATAAGTGACACCAGAAGTAAGAGAAATGGTCTTATCAAGTGTGATTACCTTATCTATAGCGGAAACAATCCGACCCCCTTCCCCCCATAATGTTACATCATGTTGTACCTCAATAACATCCCAAGGTAGACAACCGATTGCATCAATATCGGCATTCCAATTGGCCGTTATCGTAAGCAGTCTATTATTATTTAGGAAGAAGAAAGCATGTTTTAAAGCCGTTGGCCGATCAGTACATCCGATTAAAGATAGAGATGCTTTTTTCACCTCCTGGGTTGTACTATCAAAATCAATGGCATGCACCTCGATAGTCTTTTGGGTATAATAATCGTCCTTATCCCAATAAATAACATCAATTGCATTTGCTCTTTCACTTGAATCCATATAATCAATTCGGAAAGAACGTGCAATAATATTTCCAACATTAAACATAAAACATTGTGCAGGAATTGTTACTTCTTTATCAACAAAACAGGTAAATATGCTACCCAGTTGAACCACTGAACCTCTTCCTAATAAACCAATCATATTTAATGCTTTACGAAGACTTGTACCGGTGTCAAAATAGATATTGCAGGTAAAACCTTTACTAACACAAAATGCCGCCCATATTGCAAAGTCCGCATATACTATCCTTGAATATGGAACTCCTCCACCATAAGTTGAATTATGAAGAATATCATAAGCTGCCCACGCTGGATTATTTGCATCTAAATATTCATAGGCACTCCCGGTCCAAACAGGGACAGTGGATCGGGCGGCTATAAAATCACAAGATGGTAAACCACCTGAATATTTATCAGTAGCAAGGGCGCGAAGACCGAATAATGCTGTATCCGGATATTCAAAATCATCATAAAGAATAGTTTCCGTATATTCCAAATAGACTGCATTAGAATACCTTGAAGTTGAAGGAGGAGCAATACCATCATGAAAGCGAACTCTTATCTGATAAGATCCAGTAATAACATGGTCACGATAAAAAACTTTTCTTATTGAGGTTGATTGGGCCCCTGTAATTTGAGTATGATCTAATTGAAGTGTTCCAATTGAATAAATTGATTCAACCCCTAACCATCTCCATTCTCCTACTGTTCTACCTAAGACAGGATCAGATGGTACTGGATTATACCAATACTCCATTGGTAAAGGATATAAATCTCCTTCTCTATGGTCGTTTGGTTCTGTACTTCCTACTTCAATTTCTACCCATTTTTGGAAATTGGAATCCCAACATCCTGCTGACCATCTATCCATAATATAACCTATATCCGTAGAATTATAATCTTCTCTTCTAATCCATCCTTCTTCATCCCCTAATCCCACTACATATTTCCGATATTCAATATCAATATCAACAGTCTGTTCAGCAAGGGTGCCATCATTGGCCGCATAAAACAAACCGTTTGGCAGAACTAAAGCAACACCGAGCCCTTCAATAGCATCCCCATCTAAATCTACCTTCGTCCATGTACCAGAAATTTTCTTTCCTTCCATTTTAGCAGTTCTTGTATCACCAAAATACTGAATGGGAGATTGACTCAATTCTCCAAGACGTGTTTCCCAATCAATTCCTTCTTCTCCTTTTGTAACTAAATTTTCATTTATCCTTACCGAAGTATTGGAGATAGAGGTAATTCCGTGATCTGCTATTCCATACAGTATATTCATATACTGTTTATCCTCAAGGACTTCCACATATTTTGAAATTATTGGTGGGGTGATACGACATGTTCCATAAAGGACAGGAAAAACAACTCCTTCCCTATTGGAATTCCCCGCTGCTTGCCATCCATACGTTGCTGATTGAGAAAAATCACCTGCCGCCCCATTCATATCTGGCGTTGACATAGGCAAAAGGGCATTAACAAGAAGACTGCCAGCTATCATCACTGCCGCAACATACATCGTACTCATAACCTGTATCGTTTCCGCAGCAAATCCCATCCCTTTAAGAGCCGGTATCAATTCATAATTCTCCGTTACTACAGCTATCACTAGAATGGCAATCATAGCAACAATACGAAGCACATCTTTCCCTCCACCTTGCCCTTGCGGAACAGCGCAAATCGCAAGACTGCCTATCGGTTTTGTAATTAAAAAGTCAATGGAGGGGTCAAGGAGGGAACCATTCAAAGAAACAACATACTCATAACCATCCCGAACAGGCACCATCGCATCAATACATTCTTGGATGGTCAAACCAATAGGAAACTCTTTGATCTCTCTAGAATTGAAAGGATCAAAGGGATTCCTTATATTTGTAACAATCAATCTGTTACCAATAACCATTAGGTCTTTTATCAAACTATCGTTTACCCCTTCCATTTGTAACACCCTCTTAATTTTTTGCTAAAAAATCTATCATCTATCCTTGTTATACATACTCCCCTCTTTTCTAGGATATGAATAAACTTACCTTCCCCAACACAAACCCCCAAATGTTGTGCTAAATTAGGATACATGGGATCAAGAGCAAACACAACCACACATCCTTCTTCCGGAATTTCAATTTTCTCCCATTTGTCGCTCTTTACCGCCTTATCTATCAAATTTGACACAACCTTCGTTGCATAACAAGCCGTATCTGTATCCAGAACATCATAACCATACAATTTCATTGCCATAAGAAAGATACCTTGACAATCAACCCCTTTTTCAAGGTCTCTTCCTCCCCGAACAAACTTTGCACGAAATAACTCAATAAATCTCAAATCCACCTTTACCCACCCCTGGAGCGCCTCCAAATCTACTTGAATTATTAAGGGCCCTACAGGTAACCAATGTATGATCACAAGAGGGTCCTCCGACATGTCCACATCTCCCATCGGATCCCTCAAACTTGAATCGACAATGGTTTTTAAGAATACGATTTTGCGGGAAGCGTCTACTATAAGGATTGCTCGCACTCAGCACAAATGTTGCCCATTGATCATCTACAGAAGGCCGTTTCAATTCAAAAATATGTTCTACTTCAGGATCGGCGTCTGAATCGACCGCAATAACAGCCGTGTTAATTACATAAATATTTACTACAATCGGTTCATACCCAAATGCCTTCACATAATCATCATAATATTTTAGATATACATCCATTACTCTGGTTATATTACTAATACGAATTGTAACTACTGGAACTTCTCCTCCAGACTGATCAGTAAGTTCCTCAATAGAAAAAGGAAAAGCCACCCATGGATCATCCGCTCCATTCTCATACAACCAAGAGATGTTTGCATTATTATTTACTAAACGAACAATAAAAGCACTTGGAGTACTTGGAATCGTGATCTTCAATGCCACAAGAAAAACGCTGTCAGTTGCGAGTTTATTTTTCTCTTCTATAGCGACGGTACTCAAAGATAGTGGCATAGCATATAATCCTATTCTTAAACTTCTTCGATAGAACAAGCTATTCCGGATCTGTATCCGGGCACCTGCTCGTCCCCAACCAAAGTGTCCGAACTAAATCTACATGTGTAACTCACACTAGTAATTGGATGCACCCAAGTAAAAGCCGCGCCCATATTTGCACTAAAAAAATCCTCTAAAAGCTGATAATCTGCTTCACTCAAGTAAGTCCAACTAAGGGACCATTTATGAATACCTCTAGTAGACCTAGGTCTGCTATGAATGTATGTTGCATCCGATTCCGTCCTTACTTGAGGTTTATAAAATATCGGACTCGTTTTTAAATTGGGCTGCCGAATTGTCGGAAATGTATTCATATTATCCTCCTATAGCCGAACGCAGTCCATACGCATTCCGATTTAAAGCATCAAGCCAAAGAGTCACTATCGTCTTTTGTGCATCAAAAGACACTTTTGATTCTCTTGTTTTCACAGGAGTGCCTGATTCATTTATTACACGAACTTCTATAGTCGAAGGCCCTTGCATACCGGGCTTGTCTCCTTTCTTCATGACAACTTCCCCTCTCTGTAATATAGCGGGGAATTCATCGGCTTTCAGTCCTGTATGAAATCTAGGAGCCATAGAAAGCAACCAAGAAGGCATTGTTGTGTTAGTACCATCTTTTCCAACAATACCACCTGTGTGCATGGTTGTAACAGGAATCTCTCCAGGACCCGGAGCATACAGACTGGTGGTAGTTGTTGGTGTATTTATAGAAGGAAAATAAGCATTTATCCCTGCTTGAATTAACTTTATAAAACTTTGGGTCATTTGGTCTGCTAAAAACTTTGCTATAGAATTCCTTATAATATCTATGAAAGCATTAAAATAATCACTGGCATTCTTTAAATCCCCTTTCATTACATCTACAAAATATGTCTTAAAAGAATCAGACATTCCTTGAGTTATACTATCAATAAGCTCCTTAGTCCTTCGTCCATATTCATTTAAAGCATACTCTGTTTCAGACAAAGCCCGTTTAACCACACCCACAACACCCTTAGTAGAATAAAGATATTCCCAAGATTCATATTCCTTCTGTCGATTAGCAATTACATTTGTCAGATGGTCTTGATCTGCTTTATTCAGATCCGCATTTAATTTTAGTCGGGCTTGAAAAAGAGATTCATCTAAAGCTATCATCACCTCTGTATCACCAACTGCTTCTGCCTTCTTCTTTTCTGTCTTAGCAACAAAATCATCATATTCCTCTTGAAGATGCTTTTTGGTCAATTCCAAACTATTCTCAGTATACATTTCTTGTAAAGCAAAATAGTCCTTGGTTTCTGTAAGTTTCTGAGAATACATCCAATCATTTAAAGAAGCCAAAGTGCTCAGATGGAAACTTTCCTTATCTGCATTAGCTTTTCTCAATATCTCCTGAGCACTATAATCATTCTCAATCCTTTGTAAACCCCGTTTTAGTGCCATATCTAAAACTAAAAAATCAGTGTCCAAGTTGCTTTTCTTCAAAGTCCTCTTACTTGCAGCAAGATCCCCTTCCTGTTTCACTAAAGCATCATTGAGCTGTCTTCCCAACTCGATTTCTTTTTCCTCACTTATTCCTTTCAATGCCATTTGATTTCTGAGACTGTCTACTCTTAATGCAGTGGCATCAACAATTTGCTTTACTTCCCTATCATAATTGTCCTTATCCAAAGTATTTTTGCTGGTTATAAATTCCGCAAATCCTTTTTGATTCTGCCCATAGTAAAAATTATTTTTAGCTATCCTTTCGTCTATCTGAGAAATGTCCTCATCAAAAACCTGCTTCTGCAATCCCCTTTGTAAAGTAAAAAAATACTCCATTTGTTTTTGGATTGTTTGCAAATTAGCCAACATCTTTTTTGTGGCTTCGTCATCTAAACCCTCTTTTTCCTTAATCCTCAAAACTTCTAATTTTCCAATCTTCTCAAGTCTTGCGAGTTCTCTGTTTGTTTCTGCTTTATTAACAGCTTCATTAGATTTGCCTCCAGAGGATTTCTCTCTGAGAACCTCTATAGCTTTTGCTTTCTTAGCATCCTCCAATGCAAAATTAGCATTGATTAAATCCTCTTCTATTTTGTAAGACTTTCGGATTAGTCCGTCTCGTTGTGCATAGTAATTCTGCTCCCCAATCAACCCAATTTGAAAGCTATTCTGTAATTCTGACAATTTAGCATTATTTATGGCCTTTTCTAATTCAATCCGATTTTGCAATAACTTAGCATCAATTTGTTTCTGAGATGCCAATTCGTCATTGGTATCATCCTTAGTATCTCCGACTTTTAATTCCTTAATTTTCTGTAGATATTCCAAATATGCCCTTACCGTTTTTTGTTGCCCAGAAGACAACGACAATATTTTTGTTTCCCTAAGGACTTCATTCATTTTTAAAAGATCAACGGCTGCCCGATTTAATTTATCAAGTTGCTCCTTAGATAATGTAGAAATAGCTTTCCCAATATTTATATTAGATAATTCCTTAGTTGTAGCCAAAGCTGCATTAAGTTGGACAAATGACCCAGCAGTTACATTGACAGCATCATTATTACCAAACAAAGTATCAAGATTTCCACGTACCCATACAAAAACATTGACAACCCCAGAAGCCCAACGTTGCCACATCTTTAAATCGGCTTCTTTTGCCCTCATTAAGGCGTCAAGTTTTGCTTGTGTTTCTGTCAATTCCGTTCGTATACCTTCAAAAGCCTCAACAGCTTTCGTTTCAGCCAATTGCTTACGTTCAATACTAACTTTCTTTAAAAGTTCTATTTGTTTTTCCAAATCGTTATTGGCACCAATCAAATCTGGAATGAGTTCGGGAAAAGCCTTTCCCATAGCTTCCATAACAGACACATACTCTATGGAAATATCCTTCTCTTCCTTCTTCTTTTTTTTCAACTCTTCTAATTTCTTTATGTAAGCATCGATTGACGCCCCTTGTTGCTCATATACAATGGAATCTTTTTCTGCCTGTTCCGTAGCTTCTTTCTGAGAATTAGCAGTTGTTACTAAAACTGTACCTAATACCCCCAATGCAATAGCAACCCATCCAATAGGACCTATAGTAGTAAGAAATCCCATAACAGAAGCCCGTAATACCTTAAGGACTCCAGCGGCAAATACCGATTTGATTCCCATTCCTACAATGGCCACAGACAAAGCATTAATTCCTGTAACAAAAAGCCAAGTTGCCGTTGTTAGTAAAGCAAAATTCCCCAATAATCCTCCAAAAGAAGATTTTGCGAATTGACCTATTAAAGACAATACACCTGAAAAACCATCAATGAGTAATTTAAATACCCCCGTTATTTTTGCATCGGAAAGAACAGTAAACATATTATTGAATCTGTTCAATAGGATATGCAAAGATACTTCCATTCCTTCTGCTTGTTTCTCAGCCATAGCTGCGGCTGATCCGTATTGCATTGTAGCTTCAGCCATAGCCTTTAAGTTTTTAGGCATTGAAGAAAGAACAAGTGCGGCATTCCCTGCTCTTACGCTAAAATAATGTACGGCATTTGCCAGATTTTCATGTATCACTTTTCCTAAGTTTTCTGACACTTTGACCAAACCAAGCTCTTTTACATTAAGATCAGCTATAGTCATTCCATGCAATTTCAAAGCCTCTCTAAGATTCCTATTAGGAGCTTCAAGATTGATGAACACTTGGCGGAGGCTGGTGCCTATTGTGGACATTCGCATACCAGCATTTGATAAAAGCATCAATGCTGCCAAAGTCTCTGACAATTCAACACCAGCTGCCTTAGCCGTAGGACCAATATAATTAAAAACAGTCCTCATGCCTTCAAGATTCGTTTTGGATTTATTAGCAGCCATAGCTAACATATCCATAATAGAAGATGCCTCTTGAGCATCCTTATCAAAAGCTCGGATTACTGTAGTCAACAAGTCCGCAGCCGTATTTAGTGGTTCTAGTGTTCCTTGGGCGCCTTTAGCTGCGGCACTTAAAACAACTAAAGCCTCCCCAGCAGAAAATCCTGCCTGAGCAATAAAAATTGCTCCTTTTCCTATTTCAGCCAAAGAATACTTTGTGTTGTTGGAAACTTTAAGCATCTCGTCCCCAAGTACAGATATTTCTGCATCTGTGCCTTGAGAGATTGCTTGTAAACTTTTCAAAGATTGATTGAATCCTATTATGGTTCCGATAGCTCCAGTAATGACTTCTGTAAGACCACCAATAATAAGAGCAGCAGGTATCCAGGCAGCAAGACTGCCGACAGCTTGCCCAAGTCTGGAAAAGTAATCAGTAGCAGCACGCGCGGCAGCCCCTCCTCCTACTAATTTACCAGATAAGTTTGCCCAAAAACCTGTTACACTGGTGGCAGTGGTCCCCAATTTCTGTAGTTCTACTCCATGGGCTTTTACTAGTCGGGTTCCTTCTGTATGAGAAATATTGCCTTTATTTACCTTATCCGATAGATCAGCAATAAAAGCGGATGTCCTGGGAGTTTGAACACCTAAATCAGCAACCGCTTTATTAAAAGTAGCTGTTTCTTTCTGAGCGGTGACAAAAGAGCCGTTTAGTCGTTTTACATTATTTTCAACCTCGACCATTTTGTTCTTAGATCCGTCCAAAGAGCCGACCAATCTATCATATTCCGTCCTATATTTACCTGTAGAACTAGCAAGTCCGTCGGGTCCTCCATAGACGGAGTTTAATTTGACTTGCTGTTCCGTAAGAGCAGTATTGATTTTAACAGCTTCCGTATGCTTGGCATTAAAAGCGTTAAGTTCCCCTGTTATCGATTTGACAGTGGTTCCGTAGGCACCTAAACGAGCAGCAGCATCCGTATATTTCATAGCCGCCTCACCGTGAGTAGCGGTGAGACTGGTTATAGTTTTTTGTAAATCAACAAACTTGCTTCTGCCATCGAGGACAACACCCCCCGTTTTGTACATCTCCCCAGCTAAAGTAGCCTGAGCAAATTTCAAACGGTCTACTCCCTCTACCACATTCTTCATATCTGCTGGAAGAGCACCAGCCCCCAATTCTGCCCGAACCTTCTTTGTGCCATCTGCTACTGTAGACAAATACTTTTCATTGGTCATCAATGCCGAAGATAACGTTTTAAATGCTATTTCAGAACTACCAACCTCTTTGGCAGCTCCAACTAATCCTTTCTGATAAGCAGAAGATTCATCACCAGCACTTTTTAACTTCTTAACAAGACTGCCAAGAACTGAATCTGAAGCTAAGTTCTTGACACTATTCATCATATTCATCTGTTCAAAATTAAGACCTTTGAAATCTGTAGCAGCTTTACTAGCAGCTCCTCCTGCCCCAGATACAGATCCTTTTGCTTTATCTAATTTTGCACCTAAATCAGCAGCAGCTATAGCTGCTTTTTCCGTAGCAACTTTGGCATCCTTAGTGGTTGTTGCTAATTTAGAAATGGCTTTCTCGGCGTCTACATTAGCGGAAGTTAATTCTTTGGCGGCATCCTTACCAGTTTTACCCATATTATCCAGGTCGGTCTTCATCTTCTCTAGCTCAGTACGGATTGTTTCCAATTGTTTAGCAAAATCCGTAATGATAGCTACAAAAGTTACACCTAACCCTAGATTTTTGGTGTCCCCTGTTTCGTCAGCCATTTTTCTTTGCTCCTGACCACGCAAAAAACTTTTTCTTCATCTTTTCTGAAAGAACCTTTTTCTCCTCCTCATTCATTTTCGCATATTCAGCAGGTTCGCCAAACAGCAGATTGTTCTTTCTGTCCACAACTTCAAATTCTTTATCCTCCAAATCTTTTGGATCAGCTCCATGTAGGACGGCAGAAAACTTCATATCGCGGATCTTCCGATCCACAGCGTGTTCGTACAAGATCAACATTTGTGAAAGAGCTACTCCGCCCCTTCTGTAGCTTTTTCTGTAGATATCTTCAAGTCTGTATTGGGGATAACACTGGAGGAACTCTGTAACAACCCCTTCGAACCGAACACGCTCTTGCCCCTCTCGAAGAGGTTCTTCCCTTTTTTTAATGCTGGCTCATAATCCACATCCCATACAGACTCTACAACATCAACTAATTGGGAATTGGTCATTGTATTAATGACTTCAGCAGCTTCTTCCTCTGTGATATCAGATATCAGAGTAAGAACTTTTCCCAAATTGGTTTCTAAAGCGGTCATTACCGCCGACATGAATATGAAATCACTCAGATTTCCTTCTTTAGCTCCGACTACAAGCTGCTGAACAACCTGCGTGATTATATCCGTAACTTTGAATTGATCCCCAATTGATAGAGGATAAAGAGTGAGATCCTTCAGTTCTTTTTTCCCGTAAGTGATCGTTCTTATATCGGGATTGAGGCGTTTCTCGTCATTCATAATTTATCTCCTTTAAGAGATTCCTCCTCCCGACTTTTCTCTGCCGGGAGGAGGTTGAATTTCATTAAAAAATTAAACCATGTCTCCTCCAGTCAAAAAGACAATGGTTCCTAAGGGCATAGCATCCCATACAGCATTACCTCCAGACGTAAGCCCCGAATCGGCCCGCTTTGCTTCAAACGTGATAGGCACGACAGCCGCATCTTCTGCCTTTAGATCAATCTCCATCGAGCTTACGACATTGGCTCTTGGAAAGATGATGACCATCTGGCTGAGACCATCCGGGAATGTGTAGATGGCTTCCATACGAATGAACTCAGGAGCAACCAGACCGCCTAAAGCAATGTTTGTGTCCGAATACTCATCGGACGGATCAATACCACGGGCAAGCTGTAAATTGGCCATTGAGATTTCTTTGAACCCGCATTCAAGCATACAAGCCTCTCTGATAGGTAGTGAGAGGTCTTCAAGAAGCGGGAATCCAGATTCCAATTTCCAAAAGTCAGTCTTACCTGTGAACTTCGTATTTGCCAGGGCTCCGATAGAGTTCGCTACCAACAATACTGCCTCCGTCTCTGCAATATTGCTGGCCGACACTCCTACTCGGATCTGGGCCAGCCCAAGAGCCACTGCTTGGGGGTTTTTGGTCAACGGTCCCGACCTCGTGAGAGACATTTTATACCTCCTTAGATTCTATTTGTTGTTTCGTTTCCTTTTTACCTGCACAGTTGGCTGATTCGGAAACATCTTCCGATTGAAATGCTAATGGTAAATAAGTTAGTATGTTCCAATACCCACACGTCCTTCGTAAACATTTTATCTTCACATTCCCTTGAATGAACATTTCAACGGGAATGAAATCAGATCCATCCTTACTTGGTTTGCCAAATAGAAAATGGAAAAGACCATTCTTTTTCCTCTCGATGAGCCGCTTACCACATTTTGAACATGCAATAAAGTTTGGCTTTAAATCTTGGCTGCTCACCTAGTCCATCCTTTTTCTTCTAAAAAGGAATCTCTAATTCTAACAGCTTCCTTCACATCAGGAGTAAATCCCAAATAATAACGTTTCTTTTCACGTATAACACTAATAATGTACCCACCACAATTCTTCTGCCAATAAATATTACGATACTCTGCTGGATTCTTCTTTCGTTTCTGCATCCATATATTATAGGAATGAGAAACCACTTCTAAATTATCTTTTCGATTATTAAGAATATTCCCATCTTTATGATGTGGAACAATAGCATAGCAGGCCCCGATGCCTAAAATGAAATTTGACAAATGACCAACAACCATACTCTTAACATATCCGTTAGATCCTCCTATTCCCCATTTGTAATATTTACATCTCAACCAATCCTCAGAATCAATGACTGTTTCTGCTACTTTTTCTGATTGCTTATTGTAAAGAAAAATCCTACAATCATCCCCTTCAAATATAACTTCATTAGGATCCGTCTGTAATCTCTCATGCACAATACAACCATGCTTCAATATTTGGGAATAATGAGTTCCACAATACCCTTTTCCTCTGACATTCCTTGAACAATTATCTACATGACATTTCAACATGTTCAGATTTTTGCTCCCCAACGTAATCGAACAGATAAAATCCGTAATTTCGTCTCGTCTTCTGTTATGTCAACATTTGGAGAATCCCATATATCCTGAACAACCATATTCGTTATCAATTCCCAAGGAGTCTGAGTAACATCATACAAAGGAATTCTCCGCATCCCATCAGACACATCTGGATCAAGAAGCAGAGCCATCATTGTATCGGTCATCTCTGCTAACTTAACTCCCTCCATATCCTGTCTTGACAAACAGTAAATATCAAACATATACTCGGCTAAGGCTTCTCTTCCAAAAGTGCCGAAATCCACATTGTACCACTGTTTAATAACATCAGGGCCCTGAGATCGAATATCGGGACTGGCGAGCGATGTATCGAAGGTTACCGCGGCTGCGAAGACATCTACAAAGTATTTCTTCAAAGAGCTTTTAACATTTGTTTCCATCGATAACGGATTCATTACTTCCACTCCGCTAATATTGTCATTCTAGCTTTTGCTATTTTGTCTATAAACTTTTTTTGGAAATCAATCAAGGATAATCCAAACAAAGGTCTTTTAGGTATCTTCTTCGGAGCATATCCTCTTTCGACAGCCCACCCGTATATTTTAGGATCCTTTTGTATTGGTACTTTTCTCATCAATCATGACTCGTATCTGAGATAATTTTCTTATGCTTTATCTCTTGACCAAAAGTTATTGCCCGACCAACGGGACCTTGCTTCTGAGGCACATACCCTACTGGATTAACATGGATAACCGGTCCATGCGTTCGGGAAGCTCTGTCCTTTTCAGCCCAAGTAGTTGTCGTAGGTTTTACCGTCTTTCCTCCAGGTTTCTTTATTATTGTTCTTTTAACTGCTGGAGCAGAAACAGAAGAACCTCCTGCATAATCTCCAAAGCCAACAAACCATTTACTAAAATCAGCCGTACTGGATAATTTATTCGGTTTAATTGCTTTAAAAGCTGTTTCCAACCATATCCAAAAATCCTCTTCATGAGGTTGTCCTTTTTTCCAATCTTTATGAGGAGTACCAAAGTTCTTAAACTTCTGAGTATCTATATTCTGTTTAAGAGCATCGGAGAACTCCCTGGCACTCTCTTCTGTGATAGAATCTTTAAGATTGAGGACTACCCGCTCAATACCATTTATAGCATTGATAACTCGATCAAAATCAGATTGATTGACCTTAACTTCAATCATTAATACTCTTCCTCGTAATCCTCCTCTATAGGAACAGAAACAAAAGGTCTAGTATCTTCTACCAATAAAGCCACACATACTCCGGGATAATTATACTCTTGAACTGATTCCACTTTGTAGTATTCAATATCCGTCAGATATACTCTATCCAACGGTTTTATTCCATAAAACTTAGGCAGATATAAATCTATCCGCCAAACAGCCTCCTGTCCTACTGAAGGAGTATGTTGATCAATCTCTGAACCAAATAATCTGTCGGACAACAAACCGTATATCGGGGATTCTGCCACAACAGACCAGGAGGCGGTCATATTATAACCGACTCTTACTTCAACCGGTCGGAGAATACACGTGGTAGCAACAAGATTGCAAGAATAAAGAACAGTATTCCACTCAACTATGGAATCCTCAAACATCTCTGGGGTTTTATTCATCACCAGATAATACTTGCCCGTACTGACAATAAATATGATATCGTCCGTAGTTATTAAAGTATCATGAGGAAGAGTTCCATCAAGATGGTGCTCACGGATAAAAGGTTTTGTTGCTTGGGAGTTTAAATCGTAAAGAATACGTTCGGTGGTTACTATAGGTATCCGATTGACAATATGGGTAATTGCCCCAAGTTCATCGTAAACTTCTCGGATATCGGCCCCTAGCCCAGACATTAGGCATTCTCCAACGGAGCAAAATTAACCAATTTGTCCCAATCATAAGTCAGATCCGTTCCATCTGTGTCATAAGCAAATCCCGCATCGATCTTTGTGCCAAACATTTTGTAAGAAGCCAATCCTGTAAATGTCGCTATATCAGAAGCCATAGCTGCCTCAAATTCTGCATCCATAGTTTCGATTATTTTTTGGTAATGCTCAAATTTCTGCTGTAGATTGATCAACTTATATTTGAAAGATTTGGTAGAAGCAATACGGAGAATATTTAAAGCATGTCTTGTAGCTCTTTGAAGAACCCAAAAACCTTTGGTTGGGGTGGATATCGGGAAACTCCACCCCAACTCATTGATTGTCTGATCACAGACCAACTCATAACCATCTTCAGTAATGAGAGTAGCCAAGGACGATAACTGAATTTTCAGAAGATCCGTCAAATCATCCGCTGTATCTATCGGCACCATGACCACTCACCTCGATTTACTTCTTTTTCTTCGGAGGGAAAACCCCTTTCTTTTTAGGGGGAACTACAGCTCCCTTCTTCTTGGGAGGAAACACAGGTTTCTTGGTTGGCATATCATTTTCCTTTCTTTCCAATTATTTTTGGGATCTTCCCTTCTGTCTTCTTCTCCAACAATGGTTTATTTGCAGCAGGGACCACAACTGTTTCTTTCCCCTTCTTTACTTTGGGAAGAAGTGTCAGAGGAAGTTCTTTCTCTGGAACAACGGGTTTGGGACTGCCCGGAATCACAC